AATTTTTTCATATAATTCACTCTGTTGCTTAGAGTCATGCTTCTTAGGAGTCATATCATCATTAGCAATCTCACGAAGCATCTTTTGATGCTGATCATTGCCTAGATTGTCAAGAAAATCGTTCATTGTTTCACTTTTGTGGTAGTCAGTAACAAGTCTTGTGGTACCCCACATTTCTCTCATATATGTAGTATCTCTATCTACAGGTGAATTGCCCATTTTATCTCCTAGTTTTAATATTCGTGGTTAAACACCAGTCTTTTGATTTGCTGCAGCAACTCTCTTATAGCGATCACTTTCAGTAGAACTCCATTTCTTTGCAACAAAATTCTTACCAACACCAGTTCCTTGAACACCTTTCAGTTTTGAAAGAACTCTTGGTTTGACTGTTGGTTGAGTTTTTACTACAGGTTGAGTTTTGACTGTTGGTTGAGTTTTGACTGTTGGTTCTGTCTTAGCAGGTTCAGTTGATTTTTTAGTAGCAGCGTTAGCAGGGGCACCACTAGTTACTGATTTTACTGCATCGATGCCCATATTAGTAACAGCATCATAGACCTGGTTTCTAGCAGGTGCAGAGTGTCTTGCAATACTTTGAAGTGTAGAAGCACCTCTTGCAAGATTTCTACCTGCACCAATTGCTTGAGCACCTTTGAATGCTTGTCCACCACCAGGTAAAACACCTAAAGCATTTAATGCAGCACCTTTATAATTACCCTTCTTAAGATCTTGTGCTGCTCTATAAGCAGAATAAGCACCTAATCCCATACTCGCCAATTTAGCGACACCTAGTGCAGCAGCAGTAAACGCAATCTCATTAATATTTTCTCTAGCAGAGTTAGATTCTGAAATAAATTGATTATATGTTTTCATTACGTCAAGATGGTTTTAGGTATTTATTAAAAAAGAGGGGTCGTGCCCCTCAACATATTAACCTCTGCCTTGTCCGCGATATGCTTTTTTAGCAGTGTTGCGAGACGACGCGGCGTACTTCGTGTTTTTTCCGGATCCTTGACGAGTTTTCTTCGGATTGGATTCGACGAATGTTTGCCCATTAAGACCAGTTCTAGAGCGTGCCATAATTAACCTGTAGTAATTTTAGTATCAAGTTCCGAGGGATTCGGTGACCCAGTAGAGTAGAAGTCCTCTGCTAGGTCTGTAAGTTTATCAAAGTATTCAGTTTCGGTCAAGTCCTTATAAAGAACTTCACCCCTATGGAGAATTGTATAATACTCCTGTGCCATATCAGATCACGCGAGTCTTTTCGTGACCAACTCTGACGCGAGGATCACACCAAATCTCAAATCCTGCTTCCTTTGCATCAAGACAGAATGATACATCCTCTCCACACATATCCTGTACTTCACCAGATTCAAAGACTTGCATCTTCGGTGCAAACCAAGGATACTTAATCTCTTCGTGCTCAAAGACTCCATTCTTAATCAGCAACCAACCGAATCCTGCATAGTCTACAGTGAATGGTTTCTTACGCTTGGCAATACTCTCAAGTGTTTCGTGGTTCATAACACCACCATTATTACGGAAGTCATCTTCTTCCATCCAATGTGCAACTGAGGTGGTCTGACCGTCTTCGGTACAATACCAACCACTTGCAATATCTTGGTCCATCAATACTAACTGATAGAACTTATCAGTGTTAAACACAATATCACTATCAATCCATAACTGATAATCATACTGTAACTTACCATCCCAAGGTTTCTGATCAGGTCCACGAAGAACATTCGCACCTAAACACTTACAACGGGCGAAGTTCACCATTGAACTATAATCCTGGGAGATCTGAATCGATGCTCCGTTCTGTACTAGATCAAAACACAGTTGTACAAAGTTCTTCAGGTATGTGTATGATACACCGCGACCTGGTAAACAGAATACAATGGTCTTTCCTTTAATCATTTCTCTTGCTTTTGCAAAATCCCATTCTGCTTCTACGGGTTTTTTTACAACGGGTGATTTTGCTTTTACTGTAAATCCTTTTGCCATAATTATGTCAAATTAAAATGTGAATGCATTCAAATGTAATTATACTCCATTACAAGGAGTACGTCAATCTTTGAGTTCGGTAATCACGATAGCATCTTTATCAACCTCCAAGTTTAACTGTGTACCTTCATACCACCCAAATTCAGAGATGATCCACTCTGGTACTTGAACGACATATTCGCCTGTTATAGGATCGACCTCTACAGTCGAAAAATTTTCACCGGAATTTTTTTGCATAAGAGGTATTTCTTTTTCCATTTTTGTTTTATATAGAAAAGTGTTGAGTTCTATAAAGAGGTCGCGAAAGCAAGACTTTGTAGCCTAATGGTACCTTAGCGTTTTAGCCACGCACCGGGCGGACCGCACGCGGGGGGGCGGGGGCACTGCCCAAACCCACCCACTGTGTGCCACTTAACTCACTGCCACACCCAACGGGCGATGCGCTCTCTGTTGCGTAGGGGTACCAGGCGGGTGTACTCTACCCAACGCTTGCCCAGTTCGTGACGCTTGATCAGTCCCTGCTCTGCCATCACTTTGAGTAGCATTGAAAGACCGGTCCGCGCTTCGTTAGGCAGACCCAGAGCGGCGTTAATGTCAGTGGGGCGCATTCCATCCTGAGTCATGCCATCGTCGCCGTCGTCCATAGGAAGGACTGAAAGGATCGCCCACTGATACGTGGCACCGAAGGACTGACGACTTGTGATTGAGGTGAACATGGTTGGTTTGTTTGCTTGTGTTTATTGTACAGGATCAGAAGGGAGAATCGCTATCTCCCTTGTGCCAGTTATTCAACCGAACATCGCTTCCGCTAGTTCCTCCCATGTGTGGTACTTGGTAGCATTACCTGGATCAGGGTTCGCTTTTGGAGCATCAGACAACATGCACGCCCAAGCGTTGACGTGGTAGGTGTAAGGTTGAAACGTGTTGTCATCCTCGCAGTATGCAAGACCCTGACGGGGGATAAGATCGCCGTGATGGGATGCGTAGTTTAGGTGATCCATTGTGTGGGGTTCCAACTGAGTTAATTCTACAGGGTGAAGGGACCGAATCGCGATCCCTTTACAATTGTTTTAGAATGCAACCAGTTGATCGATGTCCCACTGATCCACTTCGGTTGCTGTTGATTGGATCCACTGGTTGACGTGCTTCGTTGTGGTGACACTGTAGCGGGTGCTGCTGCGTATCCATCCCTTACCGGGCACCAGAGCAGCGACAGGGGTCTTGTATGAGAAGAAAACTGACGTACCGTCTGCCAGGTCAACTTGAGTTTTGTTTGCGCCGAGTGATTGAACTTGCATGGTTGGTTGTTTCAACTGAGATAACAATAGGGCATCCGGTGCGTTGTGCCTATTCCATGTGCCACCTGTCAAACTGTCCACCATATTTTTTTCTCCTCCCGGCAGCGTGCTAGGATGAAGGTAGACTCTAAAATTGGTTGAGTTAGTATTAATTAAAGGGGAGAATCATCCCCCCTAAGTGTTATCAGAAGTTGGTGCAGAAAATATATCCGTCCTGCTCAATGTAGTCGTGGCGGAGATTATCCCATGTGTCTTCCCAATCTACAGAAACAAAGGAAGGAATGTCGAGTGAGTAACAATCAGAGACTAACTGTTCTGCAAACTCAGCGCCTGACATTTCCCCTTGATAAGAGTCAGAAATGTCAGAGATACAATCCTCTCCAAAGTATTCAATAAAGGCGAGGATTCCATCAGCAGGATAATCCTCTAATGCCTCATTAATTGCCTCTTGATTATCATCATTCTCTGCCTTAATCGTTTCTTCTTCAATGTCATCAACTAAAACCTCTTTTACCTCCAACAATGCCATGTAAAAATCGGTAAAGTGGATTTTAGTGTTTGAACCTTCGATGGTACAATAACCACAAGCGATGGCGATCTCTGTGGGTTTCTTGCCTTCCGCTTGCATTGCGGCGACAGTGTTTTTCAGAGCGATTCCAGTGAGCATGGTTCTGTGTGAGAGTGCGGGGTGGTCCCGCTTGTGTTTATTGTAGACCCTAGGGGGGAGTTTGCCAACCCCCCTAATGGACGCTTATCAGACCGTCACAGTCTGGAGAGTTTCACTTTGGATCTGCTGATTCATGAACTTACCTTTGGATTCGGCAGTATTGAACCCCAGAGCGAAGCGTTGCACGTCTGCCACTGTATAGGTGTAAGCACGCCCACCGTTAAACGTAACGGTCACGCGGTCGCCGTCAAGAGCGACTGAATCAAGAGCGGTAGAGTTGAAAGCGTTGATCATGATTTTGTAGAGTTTGTTTTGTGGAGTCTTTAGGGCGCTGCCGTTCCCGTGTTTCAATTATAAGGGATGAACGGATCAGTCGCGGTCGCTGATGTTCCAGGTTCCGAACTGTCCACGAGGGCGGGAGTCGTCCCACTTTTCAAACCATTCGCGGCGTGCTGCTGCTCGCGCTTGTGCCTGTTGGCGTTCTTGCTCCAGACACTTCAGACCGATCGCAGCGAGGCGGTCATCTGATGCGAGGATCCCGTTTCCGTAGTTTTTCATGGCGTTGGTTTGTTTGCTTGTGTGAATCATAAGGCATCGAGGAGACTAAACAACCAGGTGTGGACCAGTTCGGCAAGTGTCACAGGGTGTCCTCTCCGTACTCCATGTAAGTCCATCCTAACCAATCCTCAACGAAAGCATAGGATCCTGACTCATCATGCATACTGTAGCATAGATCTGCCGCTGTTTCGGGATCGCTTACGATTTCCCGTTCACCGAGAGCAGGGCAGGCAACGAGGTATTGTCCAGTGGTCATCGGTTGGTTTGTTTGACTTGTGCCAATGATGCCCCAGATTTCGACTCAGCGCAAGGGGTAAGGGACAGTTCAGAAAGTGGCACAAGGTAGCAGTTTTATTGGTGTGGAGGTGTTATCTTATAAGAAATCAGACGAGGCGGGGGGTACCGCTGTTGACGAAAATACATCGCCACTGATCCTGCCATGAAATAATCATAAAAAAACCGCCCCATAAGAGCGGTGGACAGTTGGAGAACTGGCACACTACCAGCAGTCGAACCGTTCTTCTGTGCTAACTTGCACCTGTTCATCACCTTCCAGACCTAGAACCTCATTCCAATCATAAGATTCTAACTCTAGGTCATCATAACACTCTATGTCAAGTGTGACTCGGACAGTTCGCTTAGTGGCATACATGGCGTGTGTGGTGTGAGTGTGTGCGTATTATATCATGCGTAATGCTTATACGCAAGCGCATCATAATCTTGTGTGTCGCGTGTGTATTCTTCATCTAGATCTTCATCTAGTTGTGTATGTGCATACGATTGCACACACATCTCATAAGACTCGTCGAGATCGTATTCATATGCTGGTGCATAGGTATAGTCGAGATCGTAATCGTCGTACATAATTCTCGTCGAGATTGCCATGTTTATTATACCGATAACTCGTCTAGATGTCAACTAGAAGGATCTAGTGCGTCTCGTCGAGATTCATAACATTTATTTATAAGGTATAGTCGAGATTGTGTAGTTATCATAACATAAGTCTCGACGAGTTATTGTGTCCTTCTGTGAATTTTTTCCGCCCTGTGGGTTGACAAGTCGCCCGTCTTATGATACGCTCGCTAAACTTGCATAAAGATCTAACCTTCTTCAAGCATTATAAGCACTTAAACACCTACAAAGACACTCCCAAGACACTCCCCAGCAACCACACAGTATCTTAGAGATAAAAAACTGTTTTATATTTATTATCATATTAAAAACCTATTTTTTAATGTATTCGGTATCATTCGCTACACATTCATTAGAATTCCAGTGTCTCACTACCCCTGCAACAATCACAGAGTTAGTGACCATATAACTGACGAATATGATCGTTCTGATTGTTGCTATCCAGTTATCATATCTCTCAGTTTTAGTGTCAGAAAACGATCCCAAACTATACTTCCAAACTCTAAGTGCTGCGGAGAATATTTCTTTCATATTCAATGATACTACAAGGTGATATAAGTCTTATATTTTTAGGGCGCTATCCGTCTCGGAAACGATTGTAAGTCTCCATATCCTCTAAAGTCTTACCATACTTATTCTTCCTTGTATGAACATACTCTAAGTCTTTCCAATACTGTGGATGACACAGAAGAAGTGTATGAATATATTTGTGTCTTTCATTCTTTGTATATTGACAATTGGGTTTAGGTTTAATACCTGTCTCTACTGTAATATACTGATCATCAACAAAGTACACCCATCCCTTATGAACTAAACCATTATGATGCCAGATAACATAATCATCAACTTTTGGAGTATAGTGCATATTCAAGAGGGTTAAGATTGAGTTGCATTGCAGAGTAAGGAGTAGTATCGTTAATTGATACTTCCTTTCCTATTTTATTTGAGTTGATGGGGGCATAGTAAGTGTACGAACTGCCTCTCTTTGCTGTTGTCTTTGTTTTACAGAATCCCCAGATACAATGAGACTCATCACCGCTATTGTAATTAAACCCAGACTCACATACAGTCCAAATTGAAAGTACATTAGACGTTTTACGAATAACCTCGTATCGGTATCCTTTTGGTGGTTCATGAATAAAATCAGGTGGTAAGTTACACGCTAGTGGTTCCATCGGGGATTGCACGTAATGAGTTTGGATTGTGTCCATCTTCAATCAACTGGTTTAATGTTTTTGTTGCTTCTTCTTTATTCAAATGCTGATTCTTATCATCAGTCATTTCCCAACCAGTGGTACAAAGTTCTTCGATTCGATAAGTTTTGTTGTCAGTCATTTTTGTTTAGGTAGTAAAGGCATCGATGATAGAAGATTCATAATCATCAACTAAAGAGAACTTTTGTGCTTTTAGAATGTTTGGCATAATACGATCTTCATATCCAGGATGATTAAGTCCCTCTTCATTCACACACAATTCAAATGCTTCAGTATCAGATTCTGCAATTAGATTTATCAATCCACCATATTCTGATTGTGGAAACGGAACCCAGTAATCAACAATGTAAAGTGACTTCATTTGTGCCTTGTGGATTTAACCATTTTAATCGTTTTTATTCCGTTTGTCAACTACAGAAACTCCTGCATATAATAATCAACTGTCACTTCAAGTTCTGCTGCTTTACGCTCAAAGAACTTGTTTGTATAATCTTCTGCTTCCTTTCGCTTCTTATATGAATCAATCTCAGTTTCAGCGTGATTCATAAAATCATCAAATGCTTTGATGAACATATCAATATCATCATTGTTCATTTCAGAAAGAGGGTTCACAGATTGGGTCATTTTGTTCTCCGATTGTTGATTGGTCCATTCCATCGTAAATTTCTTTTAATCGATTGTAGAGTGTTGGTGCTGATCCATAATAATGTGCAATTTGCCATTCCTCTGCTACATCCAATACTTGCAATGCAGCAAGTATAATTCCTAACTCTTGCACGTTGATTGGTATATTATGCTCAGTTTTCATCTTTGTCTCCTTGACTACAATCCTAATTATATTACATCAATTGTCGTAAATTGTCTACTGCTTGTATCATCGCAATACGACTATATCCTGCCGCATAAGGATAACTCCTTGCATCACCATCATTTGCACCATCACACTCAGTACATACATTGATCGCAGTCTCTAACCTTTCAATGATACTTTCGATTTCAGACTTGGTAGACTTGAGATCACACATCGTAAAGATCCTCCTGTTGTTGGCGAAGAAAAGAAATAGTCTGATTGATGTTCTCTACCTCTTGCAGTAGTTTTAACTTACGCTTTGACATAGCAATAATACTCTTGTCAAGTTCTCCAATGTGCATCTCACGTTGCATTGGTAGTTTCATTAGACTAACTCCTGCTGTTGTTGCATAACTTGCTCCTCTGTAACCTCATCCACACAGTCTTGAATCACAGTGTAGATGTAATCTATCTGCCCAACATCATCAAAGATACGTGCAACAAGTGCAGGATCTTCTACCTCAATATCATAATCAACCTCACCGTTTTCATCCTTCATATGAATATCTTCCTTAGTGTAGATCCACGCGGCACATTCTGCATCCTCACCCTGTTGTGCGATCATACTTGATACTCGGTCTTGAAGTTGCTTGAGAGTGTAGTTCATGATTAGAGTGAGTGAGTGTTAGTTAGTGGGGAAGTTCTTGCAGACAGCATCACATAGGACGCGAATTAAATCTTCCATATCATCTTCATCAATTTTATCATTCAAATATTGTGATGTTATAATAGCATCAATGTCCTCCATTAGTTGTTCTCTTTGTGATAACATTTCGAGTTGATTGTTCATTTGAAGAGTGTGAAGATAAGTCTTAATCAGTGACATAATCACCAACGAGTTTGCATCAGATCAGTGCCTCCATTGTGATACCTTTGTCTGCAAATGCGTCAGAAACAATGCCACAGAGTGCATTTTCTTCAAAGTCACTCAGTTCCCAAAGTTCAGCAGCAATGCTAATCATTTCCTGAATGTTCTCACTTAGAGTGAGCATTTCAGTCAGTTGATCTTGAGTCATCATTGGTCGCACTCCATTAGGTTAGGACACCAAGCAGTGTCATAGGTTTCAGATGATTTAGAAACACCATTGTAGGTGTCCAACCATTCTCCATACTCTTCATAGAGAGCACGGATGTTACCAACATCTTCGAGCAAGTCACCCTCAACGTAGGTCTCACACAATGCGATAACGTGTTCGCATTGATCTTCAATCATTGTGATCCGTTCTTGGTCAGTCATTGAGCGATTCCCTTGAGTACCTTTGTAGTATAGGTTAGATTGCCGCCAGTTGGCGACGACGGAGGACAGTTCCGTAAGTGGACGCTTGGTCATCATAGAACCCTTCCACCACAGGATCGGTTCCACGCCACAGGGAAGCAACCTCACGGCAATCCTTAGCAGCGTACATTAGTTCAGCAACAGTCATTGACTTTGCCTTGTTCTCCCAGTTCTGGAAGTCTTCAGCAGTGGCGTGACGGCGAAGAGGGCGATAGGTCATTGCCTTTGTTTGAACTGAATTAAGTATAGGGCAGAGTGAGGCAGAGTCAGGGGCAGAGTGTGCCAGTTAGTCTACTGGCATAGAAAACCTACCGTGATTGAAATTATATCTAGAGAATATCTCCCTTCTCACCAGTTTATATGAACCATAGTCATTTGTAAGCACATAACCTTCAGCACTAATAAATCGTTTGCCTAAGTATGCAGCAGGACCACCCATTGTGGCACAAAGTGTCAATCTATCCTCCTTGATTGCCTTTACAAGTTTCCATAAACGCATTAAGTTCAAATCACACTCGGCAATATCCGCCAGTGCCTCTGGATCAAGCACAGCATCAGTTTTAATGAAAGTATTCAGAACCTTCTCAATCTTTCGTGCTTTTGTCTTAGTTTTGGCATATTCTACTGTAGTTGACATTTGACGTGCAAAGTTTACCTTATCAATATAATCACACTCATCTTCCCATCCGTCAGGTTTAACAAACAATACATCTTTAGTGCTCTTAGGCATAAGAACCATACAAGATCCTATAGCATCACGAAGATCACTCTCAGCAACATAGATTGTATGTGGAGCAACAATGATACTCTGAATTACAAGATCAGGGAAAACATAAGTGATTGCATTAGGTGTGTAAGTGTCATCACCACCAAACCCAATAAAGTCACCCTGAAAAATACAATCAGTTCGTGGCAGACAATCAAAACAAGAGTGGAGAATGTCTGCTACTTCACCATCATAATGTAGATCAATCTCATCGTGAGAGTGTGCAATTCGCAGTTTCTTTTTGTTGAAGACTGCTTTTGTACCTACGAAAAATGTTTTTGTAGCAGGATCAGTACCCCATACAATTGCCGGAGCACCATCAATTTTCACGGAAACGTTTGCAGGTTGAGCAAACCAATCAAGTACACTCAGATCACCCATTAGAATAGAATCTTCAGGATGTTGCAGATGGGTGTTTTGCATATTAGGCGCGAATAGTGAGATAAAGGTGATCTTCATCCAGTGTGGATGCTTCACCAGTCCAACCGATAGAACCGACAGAGATAAACTCATCAGATTCTGTCATCTGAATTGTAGCAGTCTGATCAAGATAATGCTCAGGCAATTCATTAAGAATTGCTTTCAGTTCACGATAAGTGCCACGATTCCAATTATTCTCTGGAATGTAACGCTTTTTGTTGCCAAGATTGAAAAATGCCATTACTTACCAACTCCATAATCAGGGGCAGTTGCTTCCAATTCACCAATTTCTGTCAATTGTTGTGGCGTTTCAGGCATCATATCCATCCAAGTTTCTTCACCATAACAATCGGTAACTTCTTCCTTTAGATCTTCTACAGTGTAGTCTTTAAGATTCTGCTCTACCATCTCAATGGCAAACAACTCAAGGGTTTTCATATCCATACCCTCAACAATCATCTCAGCATATTCAAATTTGAGTTGGTCAAGTTGCTTTGAGTTCATAACTGAAAATAGAATGAAATGAAATGATGAATGGAATTAGTAATCGTAATCAGAGTTTAGATACTCTTCAAGATCAAACTTTTTCTCATTGTAAAGATCTTGCATTTCAGGAATGTCAAAGATCTCACCAGGAGTGTCTTGAATCTCAGTCAGGAAGTCGTTCATTGCTTTTGGTTGAACTGAATTAATCATACAGGCAAGACTGCCTCACTCCGCGTCTTCTGTGCCAGTTTGCTCTTTGGCACATCCAGTTCTTCCATTATAATTTGTTTTGGTAGAAAGTCCCAGCAATAGTATGAACTACTGAACGTAATCTTATCGTTTGATCTACCATCAGGAGAGTGGAACTTCATTCGCTTGTCAAACATCAACAGTTGCAGATCCTTATCCTTGAACAACTGCTTTGGTGCAGAATCATTCAACCAAGTGTTAGTCATAATCAACGCAAATGGTTTGTTGAATGACAATGCCCGCTCAAAGAACTTACGCTTGTTTGTGAATGGAGGATTTGATACAATTACATCAAAGTGGACAGGTTCATAGGCAAAGAAGTCTTTACCCTCATCAATGTGAGAGTATTCAACACTATGAGTCTGGGAGATTTGCTTGACAAACTCACTCTCTGCCTTGTCAAATGGACACCATACTTTTGCATCCTTTGGAATATACTTCAGGATGGGAGTAACAGCGTAATCTGGCGTATAGCACTCATCATTGTTACCTGATGAGTACATTAGTTCTTTAGAGTCCATAATCATCCTAGAATACAGGTACCAATAGCATAAATCTCTTTCTTAGAGATTGTAACACCAATACGGGGATCTTTAGCGTTACCTGCTTTCTTTTTAGGATATTGCTTCTTTGCTTTTGGAATCAAAATACACAATACATCATCACAATTAAGTTTCCATACTTCTGCAATCTTAGCACCTTCATATCGTGCATAATAGTGATTCTTATACTTACCAATCTTATCTTCTACTAAGTATCTTTCTTGCTCTTCCCAAGTGTCTTGAACACTGATACCATTATATGTTGCATTGATATTATTTGAAATAGTTGATTTATACTCTGCGCCACCATCTTGATCGAAAGCATCAGCACCACTGTAATCATCAGCGATACGATGCCCTAGAATCCCTGCCATATAAATTTCACGCGAACGTGCATAACTGAAAGGATCTCCCCACCCTTGCTTTTCACAAAGGTAGTACATATCCTCGTAGAGTGAGCGATACTGTTCTTCAGGTGTCATCAGAAAACCTCCGTCCAGGCAAGATGTTGTGCTGTAGTGATTCTACCATCATCCAGAAGACCATCACAGACTCGACAAAAAACTTCAAACTTTTCCATACGGTCAAGTTTGTTGTCAACTCCCATTGCGGTTTCACCCACAACTCTCAAAACTTGTTTTTTAAGCATTGGTCTGTTGCGATTACTCCGTAATCATACAGCAGTACAGAGGCGATTGGAAAACCTCTGCGCCACTTTTCCAACTGGCACACCAAAAGTATCACTCATATACCAATCATATAACCTTAATTCTTCTTCTCTTGCCTCAATTTCGTGTGGTTGATCTTCATAAGACCAATTTTCCACTGGTTCTGTAGAATAACACAATTTTCCCCTCCGAAAATGCAGATAACCCTCTACCCATTGCTTCAGATGCGTCAATTCGTGTAAAAGAGTCTTAATATACACTTCCTTACTCATATCAGTCTGAAGTTCGATCATAAAATTACGGGGACGATAATTGTGACCCACAACATCACAATAACCGACAACTTGTTCACTTTTCAATCCACGATGAATAATATCAACGGAGATTTTGTGGCGTGGAAAAAAGTTATTCAGAAACCAAGAGGTAACATCCTCGCAGATGATCTTAGAATAACCGTATCCAGAATGATAGATGCTAGACATGTGCCCCAATGTAGAAACCAAATGAACGATGATACAAATAAAAGTTTTTCTTTACCAGTCATACAACTAATTCAGGTGCATATTGTCCAACTTCTTCAATCAATTCTTCATCATCAAGATCACCCAGTTCTCTATTCTGTGTGTCAATGAAGAACCTCTTCAAGTCTTCAACGGTCATCTGATTAAGATCCCATTGAATGTATCGTTCTTGGAGTTGATCGCGGTTCATAATGTTTCTATGCTGGTGTTACACTCCATTCATCTGTCGGAACCATTGTGTTGATAATGTACTCAACATTTTTGATTCCATACACTACAACTTTCTGGGTTGAAGTGTAACCACTTTTCTTCTCACGTTTCCATGAGACAATCCATCGATCAGATGATGCTTTCATACCCAATTCTCCATAAACTCTTCAAGAGTGTATCCCTCTCCAGTTGATGTTTCTTCAATCAATTGTTCGATTGTAAGTTCTTCCATCTCTTTACGATATTCTTCTGGTGTTGGATCTTGTGGATCATAATCATCGTGGCAGAGATAGTCCCACTCTGCCACAAGTGCATCAATCAGTTGATCTTTAGTATAATCCATAATCAGCGAACATAAAGATAGGAACCTGCCCAATCGGCACGGGAGAAACATTCCTCACGAGATGCAATCTCCAGCAAACGATAGCGAACAATCTTAGCAGGTGCTTTGTAAGATGCTGGTTTGTAAACTTCACCAGTCTTCTTATCAATGAAAGCGTGGCAGGATTTACTACCATTACTACCAGAAACTTCCCAGATCTTGTGATACTTGCGACCAGAGGAATCCAGTAGAAAGTCCATAGAACTTTTAGGATGACGACGTGCAAAGTCTTCTGTCAACCTGTCGCATAGATCCCAGCAATGCTCAGTGATCTTCAGTTGAATGTTGTTGCGTGCCTGTTGTGTGGCAGCGAAGTCAGCGAAGGTGGTTTCCATTGCTTGGTTGCGTATGAACGTATTGTAAGGGCATATAGGGACGTTTTAGCGTCCCTTGTGCCAGTTGTTTATCTGTCCGTGGCAGATCCTGCGGGAATCTCAGTCAGTGTTGCAGTAGTATCACGAACATCGTAACAAACCCACTCATTCATAGAGTTAAAGATGTAAGCATACTCTTCACCATCGTTCAAATATTCAACGATGTTATCATCAACTCGTGGTTCATTCTCTTTGATGGATTCTCCACGCGAAGTGTAGTATTGGGGACCAGTTTTAGGCAGAGTTTCATTTTTCCAACCTGCATTGGTGTGGAGAGATGAAATGTTACCACCATCAATCAGATCGCGAACTTGCTCAACGGTAGTATAATGCTCACGGAGAACACGACCATTGAAGGAAGGATAACCATCCCAGTGACAGTAGACAGACATAATGCTGTCACCTTTGAGTTGGATACCAATGCGAGAGCGAGTGCCCATTTTAAGAAAGAAAATGAATGGTGGGTGGTGACCAGCGCACCCAGTTGGTTTAGTCACTTTGAGTGAGGTCAGTGTTGTGTCAGGTCTCCCCTCCACTCATCTAATATCGCATAAAAAAAGCACCCCGTCAAGGGTGCTGTGCCACTTATAGGAGTGTCATATTCAATCTTCATAAACCAGACATTCTGGTTCTGATGGATTGGCGTCACAGTATAGTTCTAATGGTGATGGATCGTGATGATCACCTGCTTCAATCTCTTCCTTATGATGTTCTACATACTCTTCTAGTTCGTGCAATTCTCCCTCAATGTGACGACGTTGATTAGGAGAAATCATTGGATTATCAAGGATTTCTTTATCCTTTTCTATATGTTGTTCGATGCTATCCATTAGCATATTTGTAAAGCGATGTTACTATTTATTGCATTATTACACTAAGAAGTTCAATTTTCATTATTATTTTTTAACTTATTAACTAAATGTTCAGCAAATGCTTCCATCTTTTCTGGGTGAATTTGTTGAATTCCTGCATCTTTTATTGCACTGTTGATGCTAGAAATTTCACTTTGGTCAAGTTTTTTACCTTTTAGGGGGAGAGTCATAGGTTATTTCCTTTACTAATCTATTTTAGCATTTCAACACAAATTAGTTAGGAATTTTAGATTTTCTTTAAGATTGGGGTATAAATCTTAATCACCATTAAAAAAAGGTCCAAACCTACCACTACTACCATCTTCACGATCCTGTAATAGATCCATAATTTCATCAAATTTCTTACACTGCTCCATATCCATTAGAAGTTGTGAAAGTTGTTTAACAACTAGGGGAGTTTCATTCATTGCAGCAGACTTGATTGCAGCACGAATATGTGATTCTGCTTCTAAAATATTATCTAGTGTTTGTTTAGAGAGTGCCATTAGTCAGGAAGTTCTGTATAGTCTGGAATTGTGAATGGGTTTATACGGTTTGGATCATTACGAGTATAGTCATAATAGTGAACAGAATAACCATCTGCTGCTACAACTTTTTTATCTGGAGATACATCTGACCAAAATTGATCCCAATCTTTAGAAGTTGTTTTAGGTTGATTGCAACGAACAACATCAAGTTTACTTAAAAGAGTTTTTGCTTTGAAAACTTCTTTTTTATGCTCTAAAATATGATTTTGGATCACCTCTTCGACTTTTTTATAGAGGTCCATTTTCTCCCATTTTGATTGCTTGTTCAATGATACCAGTAATTTCTTTACTTGTCAATCCATTTAGAAATTTCCAAGTAGGATCATCCTTATCCCATTCAAGGGTAAATGTTCCATCTTTATTTTGTTCAACTTTGAGAGAATCACTAATTGCTAAGTTAGTATCCATATCATTATTCATCGAATACCTTACACATAGGGGAACCAGGGTGATCATCACAGAACTTATCTAACACCTTATCTTGGTGTCTTGACTGTGGATCAGCAATCTTACCTTCTGTCTTTGGATCCCACTCATCAGGTGAATGTGATTCATTACAGTGCAGATCTACCTTGTACTCATTCCACTTATCATTTGCATCATAAAGTGGATCGGATGGATCTTTTTGACGTGGTTGTGACATAGTTTAGCAGTCCTTATCTTTTTTGAATTGTTTGCGGCACTTTTTTAGTTCTTTAAGTTCATTTTTGATTATTTGATAGGAATCTTCAGGTGAGATTTTTCTACCCATCTCCATAGCAATTGCAAACTCAACTCTAGTGCCAAAGTGTTTGAGTGCTTCTTCAAAACAATCAAGTTCTTCATACATTACTTATAAGTTCAGTTTTCAATTTATGTATTTCATCAAAAGCAAGAATCATATTTTCCTCAAGTTTATTGAGTTTTTCGTCGTGAGACTTCAACCAATCAAAATGTAAATCATTATCAAAATTAGGATCATCATAAAGGGTATTGGCATCAACACCATACCTTTCTGCTGCCCAAGAGGGAGGAGTAGATGATTTCCAAGGATAGAGTGTATGCTCTAACTCGGCAATCATCCCCCATAACCAGATATGAATAGAACGAATCATAACTTTCCACTGACAACACCAGAATTTACCACACGACTATAATTTTGAAGTGTACCATCTTGAAGACATTTAAGATGCCATCTTGACATTTCGATGATACCATCCTCAGTTGCGCCAGTGAGAAAGTGTGCTCCAAGTGGTTCTTTTAGAATAGATGTAAAGAGACCGAATATACTTTTTTTAACATAGAAAGCATCGTCAATCCACACAACATCTTCTGGGATATTTTTTTCAATAGTATTATTTGAACCCAGTGTTGATGCTAGTGTGGGTTTTTTGACTTCAGTCTCCGAGTTCATAACATCCCCACTTTCCAGACTCTTCATCAAAGATTGCTACTGTGTTTGGATATACATCCTCTGGTTTATCAACAAGAGGGACACCATCCTTATTAGTTTCAATCTGATCACGAATAAAACCAAAAGGTCCAATTTTACCTTCAGATTCTAATCGTTTCTTCATAACAACAGAACCAAGAGACTCCATAATTTTCAGGATGTCTTCTGCTTTAGCACCTTCACCTAGTTGTTTTGCAACGTAAAAGTATTTGTCGAAGAATTCTCCGCTATACTTTTCGTAGTCTTCAACCGTTATTGATTTGTCTTTCATGAGGTCTTTTCAGTTTAAGTTCAGCAAGTTTGTGTGCAGTGTCTAGAGAGGATGTACTCAATTTTTTTACTGCGGCAATAAGATCAGGAGTTTCTTCCCACTCCCATATATCACCTTTGGATGATGTAAATTGTTTGATGGTCATAATGCCTCCCTAGCATTTTTAAGTGTGGTAAGCAAGTGCATATTGCCTTTCAAGTATCCTAACACAATGATACCCAATATGGCAAGTAAAGAGATACCTAACATTATTATATTAGGTAAGGGTGTCGATAAAGTATTTACCTTTTCGGAGTTTATATCTTTGGATGTGTTTTGTTCTGTGATCTTCACATTCAAAGTGGCAGATTCTGTTTTCTTTTCCATCAATATATTCTAATCTAAAGGGAAAACTTGAAAAAGGATGTCTATCCTCAATAGGAAGTTCTTTCCGTTTTGTTTTGGGTTTTGCCTTAGATTTTGCTTTAAGTTTGGGTTTAGGTGTTGTAGTGACTTTCTTTTTCACAGTCATTTGAAACCTTTAATTTCATTTTGAATCTTCCTATCAAGAACTTCAATGTGTGAAATAAATTTTCCACGCCCACGAGTCCACCAAATTTCTTGTGCTAGCATATAGTCGTCAACTACAATACTTTCACCAGTTTTTGAAACAACTTTGTATTGATGACGACCATAATCTCCATCAGATGTCTCGGTGAAGTATTGAGGGTCTTCAGGTTGGATCAGTTCCATCGGTTGCTTTTCGGTGATTGTATTCTATCACATATTTTTCACAAACGGTGGTGTCATCTGTTACCACATAATGTTTTAAGATGTAGTGTGGATCCAGTTTTTGCCCTATGGAGTGGAGTTGCCATAGCATTTCATTTTTATCTCTGCCATTCATTTTATGCCTTTTTCTTAGACTTTTTTACTGTCATCATAAAAATAGCAAGAACAGACAAAGTAATTGCTGAAAAGGAAACTAACCCAAAAACAGGATCATAAGGATTGGTACTTACACTTTCCCAAGTTCCTGGTAAAAAATAAACTGATGGGGTTGAAAGAAAAATCATTCTACTATCTTATTTTAACTATCTATTAAATTTTAGACTAATCATTCAAAGATTGTGCCAATTTGTTTACACGATTATACTCCTCATATGCTTCACTTGCACGAGAATGGAGAATATCATAGATGTCTTCACGAATGATTTCAACATCTACATAATCATCAAAATACTTATCTAACGCCTCTTTAAGGTACCTCTTACGGTGCCATTCAGTTGAATAGGGTTTATAATCCATAATGTGAGGTTCTTATAGAGGTATTATAGCACTATCTATTGTTAGGGTCAAGACCCTGTTCCTTAAGATATTCTATCCACCAGTCTGGATCTCGCTTACACTTCCAATCAGGAACTGGTAAGTTATGAAGCGAATACCACTCATTAATCGCTTCATCGATAGTCTGTGCGATCTGTAAACTCTTCTTCCTCTTCATCAACGTCCGCATATGCGTCTGCCACAAATGGTCCTCGTTTTCTGAAGGATTCTTTTCCGACATAAGAGTTTTCCGTATTAACAGCAGACACCCATACAGCAAGTTTCATCACAACAAAAATAATAACCAGTGGTGTAAAGCAACCGATTAAAATTACTGGATTCATAGCAGATTATTCTCTTGAAAATAGTGTAATGTATCTTTGAGTCCACCAATATGCTTATATCCAATAGCAACTTGAGGATACTCTGCATTTTCACCAAACTCAGAAACAAATGCTCTTTCAGTAAAATGGTTATTTAATTTATATTCTTGTATTTGAGTATTAAGTTTTTCTAAAAGCATTCTAGCACGTTCACATTCTTGATTTCCGTTCGTGTATAACACTATTGAGTTCATTATTTCTCCTAAGTTGGTTACAATGTTCTTTCTAATCTACTTGTTGCTTGATCGGGAAAGTCTCTAGGACGACTATCTGTTGCATTATCGGTTCTAGGCGAACCTTCATTTGCTTTCATTGTATGTTGATAGTTTGCTCTTGGGTATCTAATGCAAAATGGATCAGGCATCCAATAGGTCACTTGCCATTCTTGATCAGGACATAACTCAAGATGTTTCTCTACTGTATGAGAGAAACTACCAAGTTGTATATATCCATCGTGACTGATACATCTGCCGTTGCCAGCATCAACCAAGAACATCATCTTGCTACTCATAGCACTTCTTGCTCTGGGTTGAGATTTTTTACGAATTGCACAGGATCCTTCTCAGACTTATGCACCCAATGATAACAAATACGTTGAAATTGTGGGTTCCAAGTTGATACGCAGATATAATCAGTCACGTTGCCTCCAATCTTCAGGTTTATCCTGCTGGAACCAATCTTTGATGTCATCAGCACTATTAAACCCCGTTTTATGATTGGATGGATCGGGGTCTCCTAAACCCATCCTATTCAGAAAATCGTCGGTACTACCTTCTTCAATTTCTTGAGACGATTGTCTTCGTGCTTTTTGTAACCAGTCTCTAGCAAGAGTATGACTCTTTGCCAACTTCTCTGCCCAGATCATATCATCTAATTTTACTTCTTCGCCATTTGCAATACATTTACAAATAAACTCCAGTCTTAGACGGTATTGAGTAGATAACATAAAGTTACGCTTCGTTACTTTTATTTATTTTCTTCCATCAATCTCTTCGACAAACTAAGAGAGCGACGGTATATCATATATTTTACCACAGGATTTCTGGGATTGTTAGTCAACCACCAAATCTGGCGTCTTATGTAAGTATTTGCTAACTTAAATCCATAATAAAAAATGGCAGCAGCACCTTCATCTGTAAGGACAAAGTATGCTACCACCACGAATAGTATGAATAATAAAGTCACCCAGACTCCTCATAGCGTCTCTTTTCAAGATATTCAATTATCTCTTGCCTCCACTCCATCAATTCATAAAAACACTCTTGATTGTGAGCACAACCACGAAGACGACTATCAGGTTTGATTACACTTTCCAGCATTAAACCAAGCGCATCGCGTCTTTTTTGTTCTTTGGGGGAACTCATCGTTTTCTTTTGATAGTTTTTAACTGATTTTTGATGAAGTCTATTGATTGTTTGTAGGTCTTCAAGGTTTTAATCGGTTCACCATTATGTATGATGATAAACTTTTTACCTAAAGGGACTGCTGCCCACATTCCGTCTTTAGTACAATAACCTAGAGGATTTCCAGGTTTAGGATTAAGAATCCCAGGACATTCAATGTGAGGTTTAAGAAATCCCATTAGAAAGTAGCAGTGACACCCATAACTGTTGCATTAGGATTGCGTGCAAGTGCTACCTCGCGTGCTTCCTTGTAATCGCGTGCCTCAACCATTTCATTGAAGACTTTACCAGCGACGTAGAGTTGAACTTTGCAGCGCATAATCAGTTTGTTTCGACGTTCTTAGTATAGCACATCAGATCGATCTGATGAAGGACAGGTCAAAATCTTCAGATTCTCTAAAGTAATCACGTACTTGCTCACGCTCCTCTAAGCAGTTATAACCAGTGAGAAAGAAGTCAGAGATTTCAGGGTCTGCAATCGCCTTTACACAAGCACCATTGTCTTTGATGTTCTTTAATTTTGACTTAGGAATACAACATCCCTTCCCCTTCTTTACATCAGTTATAATAAAATAATCGGCAAGTTTGTCCACATAATTTCCTGCCTGACGACGATTCTTAAGAATCAATCCTCTCACCGCCATCTGTGATTTGTTCCTAAATTGAGTTACTTTTGATTCATAAGTTGTTCCATTGGGACCAATCAAATCAATGCCAGGAAGATTTACTCTAGTGAGAAGACCATTACTATACTCAGCAAGTGCTTTCTCTACAAGTTCTCCTGCTTTGGGGTACCTTAGATTGTTGTCAGTGTAATCGTGAATCGTTTCTAAAAGTTTAGATAAACGATCAAGTTGAAATGTATTAAAGTCAATCATCGACGAATGATAGAGATAGCAGGTTCACCTTGTTCAAACACAGTGTCAACAACTGCCTGAACACTTCTAGCAGTACCTATACCCACTTTATCATAAACTGGCACACATACAAGTCCAAACGTCTTCTCAGCGCCTCCTAGACGGATCACACGACCGATTGACTGACTAATGCCGATATAGTCCATATTACGCATAAACAAAACTGCCTCAAGTCCTTTGACGTTGATACCCTCAGACAGAATAGAGTGGTGCATCACAACAAAACGAGTGTTGTCTATGCCCCATTGATTTAGAGTATTGAAGAATACCTCACGGGATACTTTCTTACCGTCAATAATGGCACCAGTCTTGCTAGTAATACACATCCAGTGATAACCACGCCTCTCAAGTTGAAGACAAAAGTCAGAATCAGAAATAAGACGTATAATCTGCTTAGTAGAACGTGCGGCAATCAGGATCTTATTGATTGCATTGTCATCGATGGTTTCCAGCAAATTCTGTGAATCTGTGAGTCTAAAGTCCCCTTGTGGCAATTGTTTAACAACCACTTTTGGAGGAAGAATATACCCTTCATCGACAAGCAAAGGAGCAGGAACATTACATAAAACTTGACCATATACTGACCCATCATTCATCCCTGGTTTGAAAATAGTAACACTATGCTTAGGAGTAGCAGTGAAGAAGTAGCAGCGATCAGAATCAGAAGCAAAGTGCTCCGTAGCAGGGAAAAAGTTTCTCTGAACAGAATTATGCGCTTCGTCAAAGTAAATTGTATCGATCTCAATTCCTGCCTCCTGAATACGGTGCAACGAATGATATGTAGTAAAAATCAGTTGATTTCGATACGCTTGTTTACACCACCGCTCAATATATGCAGGTTTTGTGCTACTGAAGTGCTCAGTTTCTCCACTGTGAACGTGAAACACGGCAGCATTGTCAATAACTTCCAAAAACTCTTTACAGAGTTGTGCTGCCAAAAGAATACGAGGAGCAACTACAACAATCCTTGTAGGACCATCAGAATCGAATCGTACTTTAGCGTCTTCAATCATACAAATAGTCTTGCCACCACCAGTAGGGATGATAACCTGACCTTTAGTATGTTTCTGCATCGCTTCCAAAGCATTCTGCTGATGGGGGCGAAGGGTGATCACGGGTTTCCTGTTTGGTATGGAATTATTATAGCAGAAGACCACCTACTAAGATACCTTGCAGACAGTCTAAGAACTGGAACAAGTCAGTAAACCCTACGCTCTTCTCCATATAGTGTTACGATTGCGTTGAATGAAATTGTTATTCGTGGTTTTTCAGTTGCCTTGCCAGGTGGTACACAATGCTGCAAATATGAAGGAAACATCAACAAATCTCCCTCTTCAATTTTTGGAACATATACCTCACCACAATTGTTTGAGTTCATCTCCAAACTCAAATACCTCATAGATCTCAGAGGATCCCAAAATTCAGGTGGTTGGTGCTCATCTTTATCATAAGATAAAAAATGAATGAACGAGAAATGAGAATGATTTATCTTGGAGTACAGATGATCGTGAATTTCTTGGTACTCACCATCTCGATACACATTATACCAAAGATCAGTGAAGTGCAATCCATATTGATCATCAAAAAACTCGTCGATCGTATTGTGATAGATGTTCAACAAGATATCTTTATCTTTCTCGATGAAATCTTTTTCTTGATTAAAAGAAGTAAGAATTTTATTAGTAGTCCAGTCTTCAGGTATTTCTAGTTCATCTAGAGAATCTAGTATAGATTGAACTAGATTTTGTTTTAGAATCTCGTTTCCATTTACTCTAGATTGAAATATAGTTACTGGAAATACTTCCGTTTTCATGCACCACCAACATTATTATACCAACATTTATAACTTGGAGGTTCCCAATAAGCATACTCCAAGTCTTCTTGCTTTTCAGGATTAAAAATATATGGGAGTTCTATACACTTTTGAATATGATCTATAAGTGCATTATTATTTGAATATGCTAAAGACTGTGCATGATTCCAGAATGGGGTATCATAAATTGATCCATTCTTATAGTGCCACAAAATAAAATCTTGAACTTGAAGTATCTCAGTATGAACTATATTATTAACTTCTTCTCTTGATTGAGCACCAATCATTACATCATACAAAGATTCGGATACATTATGATGAACAAGAGATGCAATCGCTTCCATTGGTTCAATGAATGAATATGAGTTGCCATTCAAAATAGTTCTCTCACCTCTCCACATATCTTTAGCGATATAATTATCGAAAGAAAGATAACCATTAGGTTCTACATCAAATCTTTCAATAAAATCTTTCTCAGCATCTTCTTTAGTTGTAATTGTATTATTATACAAATAACCATAAGAAACACTATCGTGATTTGGAATTACAAATACCCAACCATTTGGTGTTGCAATATGCTCTGTCCACAATAAATTTGGATCCGCACCTTCCTTTCTGGCAAGAATTACAGAATTGATAGGATTTGTTAAAATATCATAAGAATCGTCTAACTTATCGGGTCTTCCTCTACAATCCATAATGTATGTTGCATCAATTTCATTTTCTGGATCAGTGATGGTTTTTTCAACAACATTAAAAATACCAGATTCTAAAACCTGCTCAGAAAATAGTTTCGGCACATAGTGCATTGCAAATGAACCACTCCGAAAAGCGTGAAAGAAGTCATCATTATTATTTCCCCATCCCTTATATCGAATACCTTGCTTTATTGTTGCTTTAATATTATTTTTATTTACCCAATCTAAATCAAGGACATCAAAAATAGTTTCACGAATATTTAATTGTGTTCCTTGACCAACTTTCTCAATATTAATATTGGGATCGTGATAGATTTCAATTTCATCAATATTATGATTTTCAGTTACACTTAGATAATGAAGATTTAATGCAGAAATACAACCTGCGTTTCCTGCACCAATGATAGCAATTTTTTCTGTCATTCTTTTTCAGTAAAGTTGTATTTGATAGCAACAGTGAAACGATATCCATTTCGGTATGTTGTTGCTTTATGTAGGATGCTTGCGGGAAATCCAACTAATCGATTTTGAATTGGAGGAATCCCATAAAAAGAACCATCTACAAGGAATTGAGTTTCTCCACCATTATCAATATCATATCCTGGTGTGGTGTAGAAAAGAAATGTTTTTGCATCTACACCTTCATCTTCATCAGTATGAAAATATGGATTCTCACTTGGAGCGAAACAATTAATATACAATCTTACAATATTTTTTTTATCACAATCAGAGAATTTTTCTGTAATTTTATCAGCAAATATATTATAAAATCTTTTTGTGTCTATGGTTGAATCATCAACAGCATTTTTTGGAATTCTTTCACTGGTAAGATCATCTTCCTCCATACCATCAAACCAGACATTATGAACTAATCCTGTTACTGGTGTATCAGAATTATCTGCCTCTCCATAGTAATAAGGAGCATCGACACAATACTCAACTACAAAGTCAAGTTCTTCTTGTGTTAAAAAATCATCTACAACATCAATCATTATACATTTCTCCTTGATAATCTAAAACTCTAAAATTAAATGCGATTGTAATTCTTGGATAGTCTGGAGTTGGTTTTCCTGGTTTAACAGAATGAGAAAGATAAGATGGAAACATAATAAAATCTCCTTCTTTAAGTTCTGGATACCAAGTGTGTGCATAATTGTTTCTATCTAATTCAACACTCAAATTACGAAGTTGTGAAAGTGGATCTCTAAATTCAACTGGTTGATGAATTTTTGGATCAAAAGATAAAAAATGAATGCAAGAATAATGTGAACCATGAGGACCACCAACGTGATCATGCTCCTCTTGCCATTCACCATTCATATAAACATTATACCATATTTCATCAATATCAATCTTATATGGTGCATCAAAAATTGCATTGATGCAAGCACCATATCTTTTTTCTAATACCTTTTGATAAGTATCATCTTCACCAAAAAATATTTCTTTCCCTCTTGGTTCTCCATCAAACGATGTCATCAACTTATTAGTAAACCAACCGTCTGGTATCTCTAAGTTTTTTGCATCTGCTACAATCTTATCAATAAGTAAATCTTTTAATTTATCATTATCAGTCATTGACAAATGATAATATGTAATTGGAAATACTTTACAAACAAAGTCTGCAGATTTTGATTTTTCTAATAAAGTTTTATCAGAAGTATCATTTTTTATAAAATTTATAGGACTTTTAATATCTTTAGAGCTCATTCTTCAAAAGCAACAAACATATTCTAATCATAATTCAGGTTATTGTCAAGCCCCTCTTAATATGATAAGATTAGAACAATGTGAGAGATGTAGCACCAACACCGGGAACAACGAATTGAATTTCATTTCCAACTACATTCATCTTAATACCTGTTCCAATACCACTACTGAATCCATTCAAAGCAGTCATAATTCCTGTTGTGCGAATATCTGCGCTAGGTGTCCCATCAGCAGCAGAATCGTCAAGAACACCTTCACTAACAAAAATTGGTCCTTGAATATTAAGAGCACCAGTTGTCATTTGAGTTATCCCAACACCTATCGCAAGGCGTTCAATAACAGCAGTTCCATAAACTGTGAGAGCAGTAAATTCATCTAATGCAGTGGTGCCAATTCCAACTTGACCACCGTCTAGTAGTGTAATATCACTTACAGATGTTTGATCAATAGTTCCACCAATACCAAGTTGATCCCCAGTAAATTGATCAAGAGGATGACCTATTTGTACTGCTGCAAATGGTGCTTCTGTATATGTTATTGGATTGATAGAAAGACCGCCACCAGTCAAATGATCATCATCAATACTAAGTCTACCATCTACAAATAGATCTCCAACAGTAGAGACACCTGTGATATTAAAACTATTGAAGTTTTGTCCTGGTGCTGGAATAATTTCTGTTCCATCAGGATTTAGAAGTCCTGCTGAACCATCTTCAATATAGATTGCTCTAGTAGTGATTGAAGAACCAGTTCCAGGTACGGAGATGTCACCACCTACTGCAATATTTCCACCAACTTCAACACTAGTCTGTACGAATAAGTCTGATGTACTAGTAAGTCCAGTAACTTCCAATCTTGCAGTTGGATCGGTTTTACCAATACCCAGACTACCACCATAAGTGAGAGTCATAAGGTTATTCGATCCTGTATGATGCCAATGGAAATCTCCAGTTCCGACACCAGCAGTTCCTGCTTGAAGATAATAATTTACATTACCATTTCCAAAGTTGATAAGATCTAATGACTCATAAAGACTGTATGAGAATGCTGTATTTGGATTATTATATCTAATTCCTCCACTATTTTCTGCTAAAGAAGTAGTCGAACCTAAAGAAACAAGAGATTCTAAAGTAGTTGTAGTGTTAATACCACTCGATAATTGGAGAATAGATGGAGAGTTAAATTTTCTAATTGTGATATCTGATGTTAATTCAGAATCTGTCCCAACACCAATTAAAGTTGCGCTTAAAATATTTGAAACAGTTGCAACACCGACTGTAAGATCGCCAATATCTACAGCAGCATCAGATGTTAAACTTCTTGCTGTTGTTGCTGTACCAGTAACATCTCCAGTGATTCCACCAATAAAACTTGAAGCAGCAACTGCGGATGCTGTCAATATACCAACAATAATGTCTGGAGTTCCAACTAATCCTTCTGCACCAGTTGCAATACCAGTAACATTACCAATGACATCACCAGTAACATTGCCAGTTACATCTCCAGTAATATTTCCAAAGAATCCAGAACCTGATGTAATAGTTCCGCCAACGGAAATATCATTAGGAAGTTTAGAGTTTAATAGAATAGGTAATCTATCATTAGAAATAGTTCCCAATCCAATATTGTCGGCATTGAGTAGTGTTAATTCAGATCCAATACCAGTATATGAATATGCTGTGATAATTCCAGTTGCGTAAATATCACCACTAGAATGAATACCAACACCGTGATTGAATGCTTCGGTACTAATTCCGCCAGCAACTTGTAATGTAAATCTAGGATCATCAGTTGCAACACCAACAAAACCTCTATTGTAGATGCTGGTAAATCCCAAACCAACATCTATATCTAACCACTGCGATGTTGGCATTCCTTGTAGGAATCTGGCATCACCATAATATGTGACAATTCCTGATGGATCTGTTGCAGTGATGAAACCAGATTGAATACTAATTCCAGCACCAATTAAAGTATTCCCTACCTCTATATTTTCAATCGTCGCAGTATCAAAGACAGATAATGTCTGACCTCTTAGTTGAGATGCAGTTAAAAATCCTGTAATTCTTGCATTTCCGCCATTGACGTGCAAGAGTTCTGTTGGAACCGTAGTTCCAATTCCAACCAGTCCAGTAGGACTTACAACCAGATTGTCATCATCAACTTGAACGCCATTGCGAAAGTTGAATTGCTTTCTTATATTCGCCATCGTATATGGTGATTTTTATCTATTTATCAAAAGACTCCACCATTAAATGTTGGACCGTATATAGTCCCAGATACGACATAATTTACACTTCCACTTCCTGAGATAACAATAGATCTACCCTTGCCACCGCCACTAGTATCACCACTACTACCATTACTACCATAACTTCCACCATTGCCGCCGCTACGAGCGCCATCGCCGCCGCCGCCACCGCCGCTTCCAGGACTGCCTTGACTACCATTACTACCATTACTACCGCCGTTGCCGCCTCCAGAACCACCTGCACCGCCTGGAAATCCTTGACCGCCGCCGCCTCCGCCGCCACCTTTTCTTCTTCTATCCTTCCTTCTATTTCTACCTCTGGAGTCACACCACCATCCACATCTCCTATAATCACGGGATCGATCGTGCTTATCCTTTCTTTTACCAGCACCACCACCGCCGCCGCCTCCGCCTCCAGCAAGGAAACCATAGTTCTCAAGATCAATAGGATATTCAACACCTAATCCAGAAGATCCCCTCTTACCATCAGTAGGACCTCCACTTCTATTTCCGCCCTTTCCACCAGCACCAGCAGCACCAATAATTGCACCAGAACCACCAATATTAACATCAAGATTGGTATTATTATTCCAACTACCAGTTCTTAATGCACACTTTAGTCCACGAGCACCATCATACTCTGATCCAATTCTCTTATTGACGTGGATAATAACTCTAGTTCCATTAGTATTACTTGGTCTTCCCCTAAAACCACCAATTGTTTGAACTCTATTGGCACTACCATTATTATATCTGTTTCTAGCAGTAGTTCTTCTTATATTACTACCATCATAATAATTTATAACACAATTAAGTTGTTTGCTGTAAAAATTACTGATACTGATACTTCCACTCTGTGGAATACCAGTATCAAGGGGCAGATTGGACATTGACCCAAAAGTTTGACTAACTCGATATCTACCTAAACTAACCCCACCTCCACCATCAGCGCGACCAAACTCACTAATGATATTAGAGAACCTTATTGTTCCAGAACCCTGTAACATATCTCTTTTTGATTATTTATTGAGTTTATCTTCAAGAGAAGAAACTTTATCGGAAAGTTCCTTGATTGCCTCAATCAAAAGTGGGACAATTTTTTCATACTGAACAGTAATGTAATCATCATCACGAGTCTTGACTGCTTCAGGAAGAACTTTTTGAATTTCTTGTGCAGAAACACCTACGTGTCTTACATCAGTTGGGAAACCAAGTTCAGCACCTTTTTCATTGAAGTTGTACGTAAATCCACTTAGAGAGCAAACTTTAGCGAGAGCATCATCTAGTGGTGCCTTGTCGGTCTTAACACGATCATCAGATATGAAAGCAATAAGATCTCCCTTTAATCTTAAACTATTGCTTGATGAGTCATAGGATATTCCAGAATCAACTCTTGCCCTAGTATAATGACCTCCAGGTGCGGTTCCTTTTTGTAGTAGGAGATAATGTGGACCAGAAGAATTTCCTAAACCATCAACTCTAATATCATTTGATTGAGTTGCAGTGCCATTAAAATTGGATGCAGTAACAGTACTACTACTAATTTGAACACTGTTGCTAGCAAAGTTTGCAGATCCAGAAACAGATAATGTACCACCGATTGTAGTATTATCTAATGTTGTGTTTCCATCGACATTGAGACCATCAAGTTCAGTAGTTCCGTCTACATCAAGGTTGCCTGCAACTGCAAGATCATCAAAAATATTTACACCAGTAGATGTTGTTTCAAGTCTCTTAGTACCATCATAATAAAGTTCTACAGATCCTGAACCTTTAGCCTTAAACAACCAGGTTTGGTCTGTCTGGTTCCACATGTTAATCTCACTATCATTGGTATGGAAAACCAGATTTCCATCACCCTGATCTGATATAACACTATTACCCTGAGTGGCGTTATAATAAATCGCTAGATCATCACCATCACCAAGCAATATCCTGGAATTATCAGGTAGATCAATGTCTCCATCAACAGTTAATTTACTGCCAAAATCAACATCACCACAAACAAATAGTTTCTTGCCGATTGCAACACCACCTTGAACTCTCAGTGCAGCATTTGCATCTGTGCAAGAAGTTGCATCATTAGTATTTTGAAAGTCAACTCTACCAATAACTCTCAAATCATTATTGAGAACCAGTTTCTTGTTCATTCTCACATCACCGTTGAAGGTGATAGGACCATCAAACTGTGAAAGAATTTGCTTAGACTTACCACCCTCAACCAAGATTCTTTCTTTGACAATAACCTCATCAAATACAACAGAGAGTCTATTGGGATCTTCACCAGTTACGGTTGGTGTTGGAACATCAAATGTGGTTTGTTCACCAGACTGTGCTGAATACTTAGTGTTTCCAATGTAGAAATCACCATCACTGTCCATACCAGTGTAAAGAACAGTACCACAAGAGGTTTCTTGTGCTTGAGACAAAAACTCTTCTTTTTCACTAAGAGTCTTAACTTGGACTTGTGGAAGACCAGTAGAATAGTTACCAGGACCATATCCAAGATATTCAAAAGTATGCCCAGAAGCACGAAGAATGGAAGGTCTACGAAGTTCAATAGGCGCTAACTTGATCTTCTTAATCTGAGCACCGTTTGTGTGTGGTTCAATGATGGTTCCCATAGAACCACGAATGACCTGAATTTCATCATTGCCACCACCAATAAGAGTTGTAGACCTGAGTCTCATAATCTCATTACCAATCTGGAGGTAAGAACCAAGTGGGAATCTTGCGATTACTTCACTTGCACCAGTTGGAAGATTGGCAATAAAGTTCTCTTCAGTTGTAATTGATTGACCCAAGAACAACACTTCATTATCATAATTTGGAATACCTCTAGTTCCAAGATTTTCACCTAGAGAGTCGGCACTTGCATTGTTAGCAGAAAATCCGTGCTTCAGTACGTGCTTAGTAGCAGAAAGTGATGTAGTGGAGGAAACTTGGAAAGTATTGTATGTGGCATTATTGACAATAAAATCACCAACAAGACCATTTGAAGAATCAGTAAGTCTTACTTTGTTACCAACAACAAGTCCATGACCTTCAGTTGTTGCAATTTGTTCAATCCCAGTGCTAGGTGTGGTTACGCCATTAGCAGCAACGATACCAACTCTGCCAATAACCATTGCATACTGACCTGAGATAATAACAGGATCATTTGCAGTTTTTGCAATCGTTAATTGTTTTTTGGCACTAGAATCACTAATTCTATAGTAACCATCAGTTGCAGTACCAATACCAGTAATTTGAACATAGTCTGCTGTTGCTGTTGAAATGCCAGATAATATGGTTACAATATTTGCAGATGGTGTTCCACCAATAGTGCTAGAATCAAAGTAAAGTGTTTCTGAAGGGGTATATCCAGATCCAGGTTCTTTAATAGTTGCAACAGTAACAGCACCACTACTAACTGTAACGTCAGCAGTTGCACCATCCCACATAGCACTGGATGGTGCGGCATTATTATTAAACAGTCTTACATTAAAATAATTTCCATCAATATGACCTGATCCACCATTTAATGTTGTGTAGGAATTCAGTCCATTCAGTTGGTGCTCGTCGTCAAATACGATTACCGCAGAAGCACCACTATCAACAACACTAGTAATCTTATTACCAAGAGAGAATGAATCGACAAACTTGTCAAGAGTTTCCCTAGTAATACTTCTCTTCAGATCATTAGTGACAACCTCACCAAGTGGATTTCTCCTAGCAAGACTAACTGCCGATGTTGGATTATCGTCTATATTATCTCTATCTAACTGTGGGTAGAGGTTTGTGACCTTCTGACTATACTTAGAATTTACAAACTCACTTCCAACAGCATTTCCACTATTAAGAACATAAAGATAGTAAACCCCATCCTGAACATTTTGGATATATGGTTTAATAACTTCTGTACGATAAAGATAGAAGTTCTGATTATTATTATTTCTCTTAAATCTTGGAAGTACCTTATTTCTGATGTTGGTATCATTCAGAATATTGCCAGGATCATGAGTAATACCAGAAATATCTACATCATTAACTGTAAATGTCTTGTCATCTACAATATCCTCAACATTGAATGTACCATTAAATCCAAAGTTTTTACTTGCTGCACCATTTGTACTACTGACTACATCAGAAATAATAACAACATCTTCATTCTTTAGATTGTGTGGTGCATCTGCTCTAATTGTGATTAAGTTTGCACCATTATCGTAAGTGCAAGTAGTAATAAATCTAGGATTACGATCAAAATCATAATCTGATCTACCAATATCAGTAAGATTAAAGTCAGAAGTCTCTCTTACATTGACAGTGCTTGAATCTTGTAAGATAAATCCATTGACTGGATCTCTGGTATTATCAAGTTCCTTAGGAACAACATAACGCATTCTATAGAGTTTTTCATCCAAACTTCTGTCATCTGCCTTTCTCTTGACATATGTGATTTCACTATCGTTATTGGAAAGAGTAATAATGTGTTGAAAAAGATCACTATTGTTTTCGCAATGTATAAACCATCCAGCAGTTTCATTTGTTACTACACTAGTTTCTACATTGGTGATAGATCTAGTTGCAGAATCATATTGAATTGGATGTCCAAGTTCACCTGCTGTCTTATCTGAAACTCTACTCTCTACTCTAATTTGAGATCCAAGATAAACTGGGATGTATATGGGAGTTTGCGCTTCAGCATTAGTTTTGGAAGAAGCAACCTGAAACTGAGTACCATTGAGAGATATTCCGTCTGCTCTAGTACCATTCTTTTCAAGGGTGATCGCAAAATATACACTTTCTTCTTCTAAACCTTCAGGAAGATCGCCATTTTCACTGAAAATACGAATCGATTCGCCATTTTTTAGATCGTGAGATGCTGTACAATTAAACACCATTTGAGTTGGTGATTGTGCAACAGGAGTTGTGATAGTTACATCTCTATAGATCTTTGCAGAAGTATCAGTTCCAGCAATAGTATTTGTATTAAGATCTAATGGACCGTTGGTCATTAAAATCTTACCCTTATGGGTATCGTCGTCTAGGAAAACTTCATCATCGACTCTAGAACCAATCCTATAACCCTGAGAAATGATTGGAGGTGGTACATCTTCTGCAACGTATCCTAACAGATAGATTCTATTCGCTCTGTTAATACTTTTAGTTCTACTAACATCAAACTGAACCCACTCAACCTCAACTTCTGTATCAGAGACTGATCTAGGAGCAATAATATTAGTAATATAACCTTTATCATCTTTGGTAAATGCATCTCTCTTAAATCCTTCCGCGCCAAGAGAGAACTGACCAAAGTTAGAGTTAGAGTTAGTAATCGATGCGTCACCACCACTATCTGCGAGGAAGTGTAAGTGGAAACCAATAGCAAAGACCGAAACAACCTGAACAACCGAATCGTTGCTCATCTTAATGTGAACTGTCTTCCAACCCTCTCTATAAACAGCGTCGGAACTTAGGTGTAAGACTTGATTTGAGTTTGAAGACTCTGCTGATAGTTCATCCCCAGATCTAGTTTTATAGTTAATACCCTGCCACTGACGATTAGTCACATTGTACTTAACAAAAGCACGATCATCTTTCTGCAGAGATACAGCAGTAAATTGTGCAACAACCATTGAGCGGAAACCATCCGCCTTAGAACCATCAGCATGCATACCCTGCATACCATAGACAGAACGCAATGATACGTTAAAGATATATGGAGATGCACCAGAAACTGTATCAGTCTCAATAGTTACGCTGGCATTTGATCCAATACTTAATCCCGCAGGTTGACCAGCAGGAAGGTTTGCCCTTACAAATGGAAGTGCATATGTAAATCTAGTTTCATCAAGAACTTGAACAACTTTTGTTGAAATATTATAGTCAGGTTCACTGATTCCACGAATCTTAATAGGTGTACCTGCACTCAGTTCGTGACCAATTTGAGTTGTGACTGTAACAATAGTTCCAGGAGTTGCACCATCGCCAGAAATAATATTGGAGATCTTTACTGGGTCAGCACCAAATGCACCAACAATTTCCCATTCTGGACGCTGCTTGGAGAAAGATTCTGCTTGTGATGGGAATTTCTGATCAATTTCTCTACCAGATGCTCTGTTGAAAGCATTACTGATCTTGCTATAGTACATATCAAGGTCAGTGAGTTGATACCCACCAACCAAGTTGACACCATCAGCATATTCAAAGCAAGTAACTTTGTGGTGTGAGAATACAGGTTTTGATCTATTGTTTTCAGAGAAATCTTTAGGATCAGTGTAAACTAAACCACTCTCATCACCATCAAAGAAAGTGAACTGCCAGAAGTAGCAAGCACCAGTAATTCTAAAGATCGCAGACTGCTTTACCGTATCGTCTGTTGGATTGGGAACATACTTAGGTCTAACTTTAGTCTTTCTTAAATCTAGACCAACGATAGAAGTACCACGAGGAATAATGATACCACCAAACACACTATTAAACTTATACAGGATATTATTTTCCTGTGTAAGGTCAAAGTTGGAGTTAAGAGTAAGAGTTAATTCTGCTTGAGCATTTGTTTGTGCTCCATTTGGTGCAACAGAAATTGCATTATTACCAATATCCTGAATTGCATATCCAGGTCTATTATCAATTAAGTGCTCACCAGGAAACACCAGAATTGTAGTCTTCTCTACAATATCATTGTCTTCACCCCTAAGATATGAAAATCTTGCCGACTCAATCAGAGCACGTTGAATCGTTTTAAAAGGTTTTGTTAATGAATTGCCTTGGTTTTCGACACCATCAGTGGAATCAAGGTCATTAGGATTAACGTACAGAATGCGACCTTCGGCATTCTTGATAAAATTCTCAAGCTTATTAAGAGGCATCTTATTCTAACAACTATTAGATTTCTATGTTTTATTTATTAACCCATAAAATCTTCATCATCATAGAATGGAATTAAATCTTCAGGCAATTCTTTTGCGTTTGAAATTTTGATAGAATCAAAGCAAGGATGCATTTGCTCCATCATTAGATAATTAGATCCTTGATAAACATCTTTTATTTCATAACTCCAATGTTTATTTGCTTCTTCTACTAACTCTCTGTCCCAAAGATGACCCTCCGGCATTTCATCGAAGGTAAATGGTATTCCTCCCAAAAAATACATTTTGACAATTTCTCTCTCATCATTGTACCAACAATGCTTTGTAGTTATCTTAAATGATGACATAAGACTATGCAAGTGGTTTTATTTATTTTAATGCGAGAAGGGGGACTTGAACCCCCACGAGATTACTCTCAACAGATTTTAAGTCTGGTGCGTCTACCGATTCCGCCACACTCGCTTAGTGCTTCCTGAGAGGATCGAACTCTCCTTAGGCAAATTATGAGTTTGCTGCATTCACCAGATTGCTAAGGAAGCGAATACTCGTGGATGGATTTGAACCATCTCAAAGCCTCTAATCTGGAGGAAAAGGTATATAAAACCTCTCTGACTACCAAGTCTCACGAGCGGATGATGAACTACTGAGCTTCGTTATTGTTCTCAGTGTGTATTCGTATCAGTTCATCATCGGCAGGCATCATCACTGCTGCCTTACCATCTTCTCTCACAATACCTATAGTCTCGCCTTTTTCGACTCTTTCTAAGAGTTCGTCAAAATTATCTTCCCATTCTTTTAGAGTAAAAATTTCCATTAAACCTTATCCCCTTTAACTGAAAGATCTGCATACTTAATTTGATCGTCATTAAGACGAGAAGTACATACTTCCATAACATTCATAAACTCTTCAGGAGTATCGCATTTAATGAAACGTTCTTCTCCCTGATCACTAATGAGAAGAAAGGAGCGAGAACAAATATCTATCACTACACCTTCAACGTATGCCTCAGTGTTCATAGTGGTTTTTTGATTACCTTGATATTATAGGGCATCTGAAACGTTCCGTCAAGTCATTCAAAGGTAATAACCACCAATCCATTCTGACCACTACCACCATATCCTGCAACATAATCTACATCACCAGTGTCTCGAGCACTCCTACCTCCTCCAGTTCCTGTCTGTCCTGATTGACTTACAGTGTTAGTCCAGTTGCCAGTAATGATACCTGAACCACCACCGCCGCCCCCGCCAGTACAGTCACTATCATATCCACCGCCGCCACCGCCGCCATAGTATCCAGCACCACCGCCGCCACCACGTTTTCCCTGATAGGTTCCGTGACCACCAGAGTCTCCGCCATTATTGCGGTAGAAAGCATTATATCCAGAGGAACTAAAATATGTTCCAGAATCTGATGAATTTCCACTACCGGAACCTGCTCCTCCGCCACCACTTTGGCTAGCGCCACCACCACTATTTGGTCCACCAAGACCACCTGATCCTCCACCACCAGAACCATTCCCCCCACCATATCCACCATTAGATGCCTGACCAGCACCGCCACCTCCACCAGCGATCATAAGATTAGATCCATAAACGATACCTGCAAATCCGCCACCGTCACCAGCACCAGAACTTGCCATACTATTTGGTTGCGAACCTGTTCCCGATCCACCAACCCACACAACTACCTGACTGCCACCTGTTACGGGTATTGTTCCTTCAACGTGACCACCTGAACCACCACTAAAGTTTCCACCATCAAGACCAGTTCCAGAGGCAGGACATTCTCCAACGCCTGCTCCACCAGCACCCCATAACTTTGCTGTCATTGTTGTTGAATTAGCAGGCACATTAACTGAATATGTTTCATTGCCAGAACCAAGGTAATTGAAAGTAAAAATACCTTCAAATACTACCTTTGCATTTTGTCCTGCTTCTCCAGCGTTTCCTCTATCTGGATAATTCTGACCATTGGAAAACCCACCAGTAAATCCATTAATGATAGAAGAATGAACATATCCTGATCCACCTCCGCCACCAGAAGCATTGCGGGTGGTATTTCCATTATCATTACCACCACCACCGCCGCCACCGCCATAGTATCCAGCACCGCCGCCGCCACCGCCTCCAGCGTTTGGATGACCATTTGTCTGACCATTGCCACCAGTTCCACCCTGTAAAGCACTACCACTATTTCCACCAGCACCACCACCTGATCCACCAGAACTTTGTGATCCTCCTCCACCACCAGTAGAACCAACTTCGGTATCAGGAGAATTAGTACCTGCACCACCAGAAGGACCGCCACCAGGACCGCCAGGAGATGATCCATGACCCAATCCACCACCTCCTCCACCACCAGCAATTAATCTTGCGTTAGATTGATTGATCGTTGATGATGAAAAAATACCTGCAAGTCCGCCACCATTTTCTCTTCCAACCCAACCAGAACTTGCTCCTGCAGATCCCGAACCATAGTTTAATCGTATATGAAGCACTTCATTTGCAAGTAAATTGAAAGTTCCATATGAATATCCACCTTGACCACCCAATGAACCTTGACCACCTTGACCCCAAAGATATGCTTTTAACCTTACATTTGTAGCAGCAGTATATGTGAATGAAGTTGAAGTATCTGCGTCAAAAACAAGATTACCATCACCACCAAAATCGTGAAATGATCCTCCACCACCTTGTCCGTCATCAACTCCACCAACACCTGTAGACTGAGAACCCTGAATATAAACTGACTGTGTTGTTTCTAGTAATTGACCACTATGAGAATTTGATCTAATATCAATAACAAATCCTTCACCTTCTTCTATAACACCATCAGAAGCAATTGCTTTAGTGAAAGAACCACTATCACTATTGATAGTAAATGTTCCTGTTAATGAATTATCTGCAAAATCCGATGCTGTTATTGTACCTAAAGTGCCTCTAATAGTATAATAAAGAGTAGTTCCATCTTCAATATCATCTGAAGTAACAGTAACTGTAATTACATTACCTTCTGTTAGGTTTCTTGGTGCAACAGAAGATTGCACAGTCTTAATTGGCGCACCAAGAAAACCATATCCACCAGCGTTAATTGATGAATTTGTTCCAAATATAGGCATTATCCACCACCAAAACTACTCAAAGTCCCTAAAACTGTGTAACTTAATATATCGTTTTTAATAATTGCAAATGTGTATACGTTTATTGCGTTTGTAAATCCAGATGTTGGTGATGTTGAGTTTATCCACTTGACTGCAACTACTTCACCATCAATTTTAAATCCAGTTGTTGTTGGGTTTGACATAACATATGCACTGCTGCCCATATTGATGAGTGCAGTAACTACTATACTTTTTTCTTTTGGTATACCTCTAAGACCTGTTATATTAAAGGTAAAATTTCCAGTAGATTGTTCATTATAATTGTGGAGAGATCCCTTTCCTAAATCAATTACAAGTTCATTGTATGCCGTATCTTTATATACACAAACTTTTTCAAAAATTTCTTGTACATTTGCAGTTGACTCTAGATTTAATCCGCCAGAAAATTTTGCATTAGAGAGAAAATCTGAGTTTCCTGCAAAAATAGACTCAAAATTGTATTGTGTCATAGTTATCCTAATGCCTTAATTGCCTTACTTGCAACGCTTACTGCCATTCCCGCACCAGGTCCACCCGCTGCAGTTGCTGCTGCTCTTGCAATACTCTCAGCATTTAACCCAGAATATACTTGATTTAACATACTATTTGCATTATCTTCCGTTGCAATACAATCTGGTCCATATGAATGTGGTGCCTCACAATATGCTTCTTTTGCAAAGATATCAAATCTATTACCACAATCCAACTTCATATTACCACCACTCTTGAAAGTCATTTCACCTTTTGACTCTACGGTGACTTTTGCACCCTTAATTAAAATTTCACCATTTTCTTGAGCAGTAATAAGAATACTACCCTTCATTCCAGTGATACAAATATCTACACCACCACGTTCACTATTCTGTCCCCCAATAATTTCTATGGTTTTATCGTTATAAAGACGATAGATACCACCTTGAGTCATACCAGCAAGTGATACGTCACCGTCATCATTGAATCCATAAAGATCATAGATTCCTGGACCATTGAATCCAACCTGTGGATTATTTACTTCAATCCTAAAATTAGGTGAAAATGAAGTAAATGCGTGTCCTTGTGGATTTTGATTTGACATTTATATTATTCTCCGTTCAAATATTTAGTATCCACCCCCATATCCACCTCCACCTTGATTTGGTGGTGGTGTTGGAGGAGATGGTGTTGGAGATGGTGTAGGCGAAGACGATCCTCCTCCCCCTCCACTACCAGACGTGCTACTCTGTATGTTTGTTATTGGTGTTGGTGCAGGAGTTGGTTCTTGCACTGATGCTTGCTCAACTCCTACAGTAGTTGTTGATGTTTGCCTGTTTATTTGAGTTGTAGTGCTTATATTTGAAGGTAAAGATCCAAGACTTTCTGATTGAGTGTCGTAAATGTATTGATGTGGTGCTTTTCTATGCGTTGCACCAACCATTTTTCTTCCATTTGTTGGATGAATATGGAATGGTCCATAATAAGGTTCGCCATTTACATATCCTACAAGATCATCTTCTTTAGAAATACAGTCAATAACTTGCTTAACTTCACCCTGGAATTCTGTAGGTCTCTTAATAAGTCTTGGTCTCAGTCTTAAACCAGCACCAGTGGCAGAAACTGCATTGTATTCTACAGTATTTTCTACTGACTTATAAGTTAATGTGCCAGTACCAGTACCAGTACCAGTATCATCAACTTCACTAGTAGTACGAATTACATTGTAAACTCTACCTGAAGTGTCAACTTGGACTGAATATTCATTTCCTTCACTATCACGGACAACATCATCTGGATTATATCCACTACCAGATCTGACAATAACCGGACCTTTCTGATCATCTGGAATGTAATCCTCAACCTCACCACCAATCGTATAGTTTTCTCCTTCGGTTACAACGTAAATATCAGTAATATTTTGGAAGGTTGGAGAATCTGGATCATAATCAATAATTGCTCTTGCAGATGCGCCATATCCCCTATCACATTCATCAACAATCTCAACAAATGGTGGGAATGTATATCCACCACCACCATTTACAAGGTCTACACCAAGAAGACTACCAGTCAATCCTCTATCAGCATTAGCAAGAGCCTTAATTCCACCAAAGATTGCGTTTGCAGTTCCACCTTCACCATTTCCACCAAAGATCTTGATTTTTGTTCCACCACATCCACCAAGTTCTGGAAGACCTGTATAACAACTGCCAAGAGCACTCTTGAATCCTGGAACAGAAACACTTGGATTCATAAAGTCGAATACACCTAAAGCACTTTCGGCAGCTCCAGCAATATCTTGAACGGCGTCTAATGCTGCTGTACCAATACTAAGTGCCTGGTTTGCTGTTTCTAAGATATCACTAACAGGTCTTCCTACTTTATCACTAGATCCTTTTCCAATAATCCATTCATTAGAAGCAAGATTGAATTCTGGGGCAATTGCATTGCAACTGAGAGAGTCTGCAATACCAAGAATTGCATCAGCAGTACTTTTTAAGAAGTTGAGAGGACTAAATCCCATCAAAATCTTATCAATACCACCAAGTAATGGTTGAATAAATTTAGTTACTCCACCTATAATATGATTGATAATGGAACCGACTACTTGATCTGCAATACAGGATGCAAAGTTTGTTACGTTATCTACTACATTCTTAAGAACTCCATCAATCATACCAGAGAGTCCATTAATTACATTATTTGCAATACAGGGTATTGCATCAGATAATTTTTTAACTGGACCAATTAATAGTGCCTGTGCAATAGTTCCTGCTTTTGTTGCAGCAGAATCGCTTGCTGTTGCAGCAAAAACTGTAGCATATACACCATCATATAAGACTTGCAATCCACCATTCAATACTGGAACCATAGCATCACTAAGGTTCTTTGTCATATCTTGAACCATACGAGTAGCACCCTTTTGGATACTCGCAGTCATATTACTAATTTCTCGATATAGATCTTGCTTTACATTCCCAATTGCTTGATCAACATCACTCATAAATCCAGTTACACCGTCAGTGATATCCTGAATCTTCTTTACAAAGTTATCAACATCATTTTTAATAGTCTTAACTGCACTATCTTTTCCACTGTCAGCAGCAGTTACTTTTTGACCAATAGCACTAGATGCTGATATTTCTGCATTTGGATTTGCAGGATCTCCTCCAGTTCCATTTGATTTATTTAACTTCTTAGCGGTAGCAGTATCTATAGATCGTACATGCTTTTGCGAAGTAGTATTAGACTCATTCGATTCATTTCTTGGAATATTTGCGCCATCATTCTTAACAGCACCAGTATATCCAGTAAATGCTTCAAAAGGTCCTTTATAATCGGTTGATGGAACCATATTGGTTCTACCAAATATACCGATAATTACAGGTTGTTGAGCATTATCACCATCAAGAAAGAATCCAAAAACAGAATCACCAGGAGAAATCTTTACCGATGTTGCTCTATTCTGAGCACCAGAACCATCAGTACAACCTAGAAGTGCTTGTGCCCAAGGAAGTTTATCATCAGGGAGATCGATTACACTATATGGATGGTATCCAAGAATGCGAACTCTGAATCGATTACCCCATCCACCACCATTGATCTGTTTGCCCTGTGATATCTCCGGAGCAATCTGACCAATCCACCAACGGAATCCGTCTCTTCCTATAAAATTTGTTTTAAGTAAAGACTCCTCTAACATTTGTATTACTTGTTATTTTTTCCGTATTGACCAAAAGTGTCTCTGATCAATTTTAATGAAGTATATGATCCTTCAGCATCAAAGTGATGGCAAAGTTCCTTTATCATATATAGACCACTAATTTCAGTATCGAATTCTCCACCTTTTGAAACTGTCGTAGATGGGAAAAGACATTGAATAAGATTTCCTGCTCTCAAATTTGTATTAGATGGAATAGTTATGGTCATTGCTTGAGTGAACATAAGATTATATCTCATAATTGATTGCGACTGATACTTAAAAGCATCCGCATTTTCTTCATAAGATACGCCATCTTCAAGTGTTCCAATATCTACAATTCCAGTAACCAATCTACTTGGAATATCTGCAAGAGTAGTTTCAGATCCTTCATTTATTGGTGGCATTCCAAATGATCTGCCAAGATTTTTAGACTTACCTGCATAATCTTCTAATTTGAATAGTCCTTTTTCTGGTCGAGTGTAATCAAACGTAAGGGGATTGAAATAACTTCTCTGTGTGGAAAACTGACCTAAACGAAGTTTTTCTAGAAGATTATTATTTCTAGTTGTTACATGATTAAGAATTTGGAAGTCTTGCTTATTGTTAGGATCGGAAATCTCAGCAGCATTATAAACTTCAGAAACCTCTTGAGAGATTAAACCGTCAACAGACTTGAAACAATACCCATCTTGTGTTTCATAGAAAAAATATCCAGCAGTTCCATCTCCACCAGATTCTGGTACACCTTTTGATGCTAACCAAGTGAGTAAAGTAAATGGTTTTTTCATATTACCAATAAAACCATACTTATTTGATGTCTGATCAATAAAGAGTTCTTTACTTGTTACCAAATATTTTTTTATAATTTCTTCTGCTGATACTGATATTGGAGATGATGTTGGAAATCTTATAGGAACTCTGGAAGTTTCATTAGTAATTGCTTCTCTTGAGCATAGATTTAATACAAAAGTTTCCTGCTTGCTATCACGAATGACATTGGTGATACCAGAAACATAAAGAGAATTATCATCAGAAAAATTTAATCCTGGATTATTATCAGTGTTCCCTTCAATCTTCATTGATAATCTTTCACCACCTCTTAGAGGCAATCCCAAATATACACCAGTATTATCAATAACATCACCAGTTGTAGTTACTAGAATCTTAGCAGTAATAGTTGGAGAAAAAAGATCTTCATAATAATCTATAGACTGAACACCTGGTCTTAGATCTACAGTTCTATCCTTATCTGTAGTAGATTCTATAAGTATCTCTTCATATTGTGAACTATCTTTTGCTGACATTATGTATTTCCTAGTTCTGTTAACAATAACGTAGTCATAAATCTATTTAACGGATCAGATGATGAAATATTCATAGGTTTACTTGCTGGCGGACCGCCACCTGTTGGTTGTTGAGATCCAGCAGGTGGTGGTGCTGCTGGATTTATTGGAACTGTAATATTCCTAGATTTATTTACAGGTGCTAAGTTTGTTGGTGTTGATGTATTAGAAGATGTATTATTTGCTGGTGAAGATACTTTTGCTGGTGGTACTGGTGGTTCCGTGCCAGTAATTTGTACACTCGTAAGTTGAATCAAAGAAACATATGGATCTGGTGAAGTATTACTTCCATACGTTGTACTACCCTTGTTTGTATTTGCTTCAAAGTGAATATGTGATCCTGCAGGACCTGCAGGTTGGACAGTTCCAGAATATCCAGTGACTGTGAATGATGTTCCTGCAGGTATTTTACCAGAAGTAATAATATGTCTGGTGCTATGTGCAAATCTAAGTTGAACACCTAAAGATTCTACCCAAACATCAATAACTTCACCATATCCCCCACCTCTTGCGCTACCAACAACTTCACAATCGACTTTCAAAGAAACAAATAATCCAGGATCGCAACCGATATCAATACCACCGTGTGGTCCATGCTTTCTAGGTGCTCCTAAAAGACTGGTAATAGATGCATTTTTCCCAAGAACACTGGTTACATTCTGACCTTTAGTATATCTTTTACCCGAATCTATCGTAGGTGGGGGTGTTGTTTGTGCTGGTGATGGCGACTGTGGTTCTTGATAGTTTTTGAACTTCTCAAATGCCGCTTCGACTTTATCTGGAGTAATCGTTGCTGCATTTCCATTAAACCCTTCATAATAACTTTGTCCCCTCTTAATTGGACCTTCTTTTCCCTGAGTGTCTTCTAATACAGGAACACCAGCAAATTCCATTGCAAGTCTTTTTGCAGCTTCATTTGGATTATTGATAATCATATCCGCAGTGATACCACGGTTTTTAATCAATGCTATAGCAATCTTATCCTGATTTTCTGGACTAAAAAGATCTTTATTAACATCAAGACCTGCCAGTTCTGCTTGTGTTAATGGACTTGTTAATTGATATCTACCAATCGCACCCTTTCCACCTTTGACTCCAACCGATTTATTTGCCTCAGCGATTGTCATAGATGTAAGATTTGGATTTTCATCGTTTGGTGCGATAGATGTATATCCACCCTCAGCACTTCCAATCAAATCTAATACTGGAGAAAGTCTACCAGCATTTGCTCCTCCGCCAGATGATGTTCCTGGTCCTGGTGCTGGTCCTGATGGATCTGTGCCTGGTTTTTTTCCAAATGATTTGATATAGTCATTAAACCATGTACGAAGATCAAAATCTTGAAATGATTTGACCATTTCAACAATATCATCTTCAAGTGATATAATACCTTTGCGTAGTTTTCTATCATTTTCGTCTGCTTCCCTGGTTTGATCTGGTTTTATGATACCAGTTATTCTTCCTAAAATTCCATCGAGTGCTGAAGTAAAATCTTGAAAAAATTCAATCGTATTATCAATCCAAGATTGTAAGATTTTTCTTGCTTCCCGTATTCTCTCAATAAGAGATTGAACTGCCTTAATAATTCCAGGTAAATTTGTCAGTAACCATCCAAGCATAACGGTACCAACAAAATCCATAATCCTTCCAAGGAATCCCTTGGTGCTTCCGGATATAGTTCTTCGTGCGCTAGAAATAATATTTGGAAGTTTTCCCGATTCAATTACACTCTCTCTTTCTTTTCTCTGTACTGCCTCTCTTCTTGTTCTGAATATTTCAGATTTTTTTAGAATTGCTCTCTGTTTTTCTCTATTGTTTACATTAAGACCTTTTTGAATACCAATACTAGTGGAGTTTGCAGTTTTTAAACCCTCACCAAAAGATAGTAGAGAACTTCTAATGTTCCCTAAACTATCACTATTTTTTAGAAGAGATTTTTGTGCTTCTGCCATTATACTGAAGGTACGTTAAATGCAGAGACAGCTGCTAATCTGTACATATTATCGGAATCACTAGTTGCATACAATGGGACATTTCCAACAGGACCAGATGCAGAAGGTGCAGATGCAGGTGCAGGTGCCTGTTGACTAGGAGCAGGTGGAATTGGCATTGGAATAACGTTTATTGGTTGCTCTGCTGGTGGTTGAGAAACTTTATCCGCAACTGTTTTTGCCTTTTGAATTGGCGTAAACATATTTGGTGGGAGTTTTCCGTTTTTGCCAATGTAATTCTCTTGGTCAATATATCCTTGAACTTCTTTTGTACTAAATCCCATATCAGCAAGTGTCGTATCACCAGGAGTTATTTGTCCAGGTTCCAATCCTTGTGATGGATCTCCTGCAAGGGGAACATTTGCAGGTTCTGTTTTAGAATTGTCTGAAGCAGGAGTTGGTTCTAATTTTGCATCTAGTTGATCTTTATGACCTCCTTTCTCTGCATCATCAAGTTTCTCACCAGATACATTCTCCATTGGTTGCACTTGAGCAGCAGAAGAACTAATGTCTGGTGCGTTTGTTGCAAACAATGATTCACCAGCACGTATAGATTCCATAAAATCTAGACCATAATTACTAACTACATTATCTGGCATAACAAATTCCCCATCAGTCAACATTTTAGCAATTTGATCAATGCCGGATGTTCCCTCTACTAAACCACCTTTGTTCATTCCTGGTGGTTTGGAAGGATCTATTTCGGTTTTTGTTTCTGGTTCTGCTCCTGGTTCTACTCCTGGTTCTGGTGGTTTGGTAGGTTCTATTTCTTTCTTTTTTTCATTTTCACCAGTAGGAATTTGCAGGCGAGGACCAATTCCTGGAATTTTACTTATGTTGCGATTATAAAGATCTATAACAGCATCTTTTATTACTCCTATAAAATCTCGTCCTGGTTGCGTAAATAATCCGGCAGCAGCAACGCCAGCAAGTAGGATAGCAATTCTGCCAAAACTGCCAGTTAAAAGAGTAAGTGCTAAGTTAGACGCAACAAAAACACCAGTTATGATACCAAGACCAGTTATAACCTCCAATTTTATTTCATTAAGTTTTTTCGTATTTCCTTCAGACCTAGCTTGAAGAGCTTCAACTAGGTTACTTCCCAACCATCCACCAATAAGTGTAAGGAAGAATGTTCCCAACTTACCTAAACTAAATGATGCTCTATTTGCTAGTTTCTGTGCAGGTGCAATAGCAGCAGCTTCAATTTTTTTCTCTATGACACTTTCTTTACCTTCACGCAATTGTTGTTGCGCTAATTTTGATTCTAATAATTGTTCTTGTTGTTCTTTCTGTCTTTCTAATGCTTGAGAAGTTGCTAAACTATTACTAATTACTTGTAGTGATGTATTGAGAGAAACAACATCTCTATTGAGACTGTTTATCTGTGATGCAACCAATCCAAGTTGCAATGAGTTTTGGTTGAGTAACTTATTAGTTACAGGATCTGGTTGAGCAGGTTCTGCCGTTCTTCCTGCAAATGCAAGGGGTGATATCAGTGATCTTCTACTTCCAGGAGTACTAACCATTCATTTGTTGCGCTTTTAGATTTTCTTCTTCAATGTATTGTTGGAGGAAAGCAAGATAAATTTCTTTCTCCCAAGGTATCATATTTTCCAATTCTGTTAATGAGTATTTATGATGTTGCATCAAAGCAAAATTAATTCTAAAGTATGACTCAATATTAGTATGAGCCATACTTACCCGAAAAAACTTGCTAATCCCTCCAAAACAACCTCATTATCCACTTCAGTGTTTGGATTTGTCACTGTCATAGTATGGGACAATTTGGGCATTGTCAGATAAAAGTTCTCAATTTCTTTAAACTGCTTGGAACTTAGTTGCTCCACAAATTCACGAAGTTCTTTCTTAGTACAATCTTTAGTGGACCAAGATTCTTCTTCACTGTAAATCTGCTCAATGGATGACATAATGATATTGAAAGTTTCATCAAGATTGATTTCACTAACCACAAAGTTATTCTTGACAAATTCTTCCATTGATGGATATTTCATTCTTAATGTCAAACTATCATCAAGTTTAATATCTTTAGAATGAGTATCATCAAACTGTACTTCAATCTCATCAAGACTAATAAGTACAGGAACTTTTGTTACGCCATCATCTGGACAGGTAACCAAAACTTCAACTTCTTCACCAACAGACTTGCCACGAATGTTGAGGAACAAATATTCAATATCAAATGTAGAAAGTTCTTCTACTTTTACACCTCTTGTTAGAATACAAGATTTAATTACATCTTTAATCGCATTGACAATTTGAGAAAGATCTTCACTCTCCATTGCAATAACAAGAACTTTTTCTTCTTTAACTAGAAATGGTCTATACCTGATCTTTTTTCCAGTAGAAGGGATTGCCAACTCATAAGTTGGCGTAGAAATTTTTGGTAAAGGCATTACAATTCATGCACGTCAGTAAAATTATTTAGAGGGGTTATCAGAAGAACTTAAATTCTGAAGACCAGGAAGCATTGATGATATCATCGTTCAATACACTACTACCTGATTTGAAGAATTCTCCACTATTGCTCAATCCTGTATATCTGGGAATAGCAGCATCAGATAAAAATTCAGCACCTGATGAAAAATTACTATTGGAATTATTATTAAAACCGTTTGCTAATTTCTGTTGCGCTCGTTGCGACTGATTACCAGTTCCAGTTCCAGACTCAAGTCCATCTTTATTACTAGTTGTCCCTAAGAAACTTGCAAGAGAACTTGATTGTCCAGAGACATATCTATCATATTGAAATGTTACCGAAGCCTTCAAGATATTAGAACCTTCATATGAAACTGTAGTAGAATCTAAAGAAAGTGGATACAGACCATAAAATCTATATTCAATATACCTCTTATAATCTTTTTCAAATTTTGTAATTACAGTTTGATCACATTTATATTGTTTCGGATAATTCATTCTATAGTAATATCCTGGCGTTAAATTACTTACTCCATCAGTAAATTCAGTTCCTGAAGCGATAAACTCCATCCAATGCTCAATAAACTTCAAAGATCTATATGAATTATCAACATAAAACTCCATAGTCATTGGAGTGAATATTCTGGTATGTGCAAACTTCTCTGCAACACCCATAAAATTTCCCACAACATCTGCTGTAGCAAATCCACTACCAGGTAGGATTGCTCTACTACATAAAAGTCCAATTGTTTCGGTAATATACCTACTATCAATACCCCTCTGACCTAGGTATTTCCTTAAAGTGCCAGCAAGACCACCAAACTGCACCATATAATGTGAGGTTAGTGCAACATTCCCTATGACTGGTTTTATTTGAGATATTTTTTTCGGTAATGGTCTAGGCACTCTAAATATATTATAGGTGATTGTTTAGTTATTTAGATGTCATATAAGGGAAAATACAGACCCTCATATCCAAAGAAATATAAGGGAGATCCGACTAATATTGTATATCGCTCTCTTTGGGAACGTAAGTTTATGGTTTACTGTGACAATAATACAAATATTATAGAGTGGCAGTCAGAAGAATTTTGTATTCCATACCGATCTCCTATTGATAATCGAGTTCATAGATATTTTCCAGACTTCTTTATCAAGTATAAAGATGTGAACGGTAAAATCAGATCATCTCTTATTGAAGTAAAACCTTTGAGGCAATGTTCACCTCCACCTAAACCAAAAAGACAGACGAAGAAATATTTGAATGAGGCATTTGAATATGTCAAAAATCAAGCAAAGTGGGAAGCAGCACAAGAATACTGCAAAGATAGAATGTGGGACTTCAAAGTTATGACAGAAAAAGAACTTGGTATCAAGTAATGGCAATCAAAAAGAGGGAAACACTCTTACAGTCACAACGAAGGAAACTTGCTGAACAAAGGGCAGCAAGAGCAGCGGCAGAGGCATCTCAGAGACCTACAGACACTGATGAAAATCGTAATAGGATTCGTGCTGTAACAAATAATGTAATAGGTGTCAGAGACCCAGATATCGTTATGAATCAACTACTTGAAGTCCTTGAAAAGGCGGATGCGCCAGTTCCAGGAAAGTTATACGTCTACAAATATGTTGCAATCACTCCAGGTATCAGATACGATAGGAACCCTGTGGTGCAGATAAGAAACGTATCGGATAGAGGTTGGATAGGTCAGAACTTTCATTGGTTAGGAAAAGGTCAATCAATAAGAAATTATCTTGCAAGTGAAGTTATATCTGATGGCATTTATGAAATTTATCCATCAGAACTTAGAGACGTTATGATGCTACCTATTAGAGATTTCAAAGTTGGCGGCTAAATAAATAAAAACCATTTAAATGGCAGATATTAGAGATAGAGATGTTAGTGCAAGGGGAGGTTATGATCCCAGATTTGATGGTAGGGTGAGACCTTCAGCGCGGAAGGCGCAAGATGCTGCCAAATCTCAAGAGAAGTCTGGTGGTAATACCAAAAATAATCCTAACAATGCAGATACTGGACCAGAGGTCTATCGATATCCAAGAGAAGCGTTATCAAATACCACAGATGCTTTGTACATATCAATATTTGATCAATTTAGAACCAGTGATACTGGTGCTTCTAATCTTTTTAATCTTGATGGTCTTTTAACAAAAAATCCAAAAGGAGAAATTGCAGGCGTAAATCTTGAAAAATTAAACGTTAAGGCAGCTTCTGACTTTTTTCAAAGAAATCCAGATAAGGTAAAGAAAAAAAATACAAAATACATATATCTACCAATTCCACAACAAATCAGTGATGCGTTAGCAGTATCTTATTCTGAAGATTCATTAAATCCACTACAAGCTATTGGATTGCAAGGCGCTACAGCAGTTGCGGAGGGTGGTCCTCAATCCGTTCTTCCACTTATAGAAGGACTAACCAAAGGTGAATTTAAAGGACTAGACAAAGGTACTATAAGCACAATACAATCAGGTCTTGCTGGGAAAGCACTCAATACTTTAGGTGCTAACGTGAGTCCTAACTCAGTAATTTCTAGGGCAACTGGACAAATCCTACAATCAAATCTTGAACTTTTGTTTAGTGGCGTAACTCTTAGAACATTTCCGTTTACATTTGATTTTACACCAAGAGATCAAGTTGAAGCAAGAGAAGTAATGGCAATTATTAGATGTCTAAAATCGTCGATGGTGCCAAAAAAAGGAAGTAATCCCTCACTGTTTATTGGTTCACCTAAAGTATTTCAATTGGAATATGTGACTGGACAAAAAGCACATCCATTCTTAAATAGATTCAAAATATGTTCTTTATCACAACTGAGTGTTAACTACACAGCATCTGGAACCTATGCAACTTATTCAGATGGTACACCAGTTCATATTCAAGTCTTATGTGAGTTCAAAGAAATTAATCCAATCTATGCAGAGGATTATGAAGAACAAGGTTTGAATGGTCCATATGCTGATGTAGATGAAGCATTGAACGTAGTAGGAGGTGTAGGTTACTAATGTCTTATTTCAGAGAACTACCAAATCTTTTATATCAGTCAACTCTTTTAGACAAAGTTTCTTCTAGAGACTATGTACTAATTAAAAACTTATTCCGTAGAGTCAAACTTCAAGACTATATTGAGGATAAAGTTGCTTTTTTTGATAAGTATACAATCTTAGATATACAGAGACCAGATAATGTCGCAGAGATCTTTTATGGTAAAGCAGACCTAGATTGGGTTGTAATCCTGACTGCAGGTATTACTAATATTAAAGATGAATGGCCACTTTCTAACTATGATCTCTACAGATATGTTGAAAATAAATATGGTCTCACAGAGATGAATGATGTTCACCACTATGAGACCATTGAAGTTAGAGATAAAATTGGTCGATTAATTTTACCAGCAGGGCAAATTGTAGATCAAACTTTTACTATTCCAACTCCTTATGATGCTTCTACTAATGGAAACTTTTATGTTGGTGTAAGACCAGAATCAACAAATATTGATTATAAAGCAGTTAGTGCAAATATTAGTCCAGTAACAGGAGTTAATAACTATGAATATGAAACGATAGAGAATGAAAAGAAAAGAAAGATTCAATTAATGAAACCATCATATCTACAAATATTTTTGAATGATATGAGAAACATTATGCATTATGAAGATAGTAGTCATACAATTAATTCAAGATTATCAGTTACTGATAATACTAGACTACTAGGTCCATAAGAGATCTAGAATGAAACCGCAGAAGTAACTCTGCGGCATCACTATGGTAATCAGACTTTACTCCTCAGCAAGTTTAGCAAAGTATGCCATTGCGTCATCTTCTTCACCACTAGAAGAACTAGAACTCACGATGTCCTCTGCATTAAAGTCACCAGGAGTAGAAGTTATTGCAGGTGCAACACCACGACGCTCGTCATTGAACTGGCGTTCTTCCTGAATAGATTCTTCATCTTGGAAACGAGGGGTGCCCTTGTTACCCAAAACATAATCTAGACGCTTCTTGAGAGCATCATACTCTTTAAACTGATCGGGAGCAGTGAACTCAGCGAGAGAGTTTTCTTTCTTCCAGATTGCTTCCATTGCGTCATCGTCGTCCAAGAGTGCGCCTTGTGCTGCAAACTCAGAAGAATCGTAGTTGCGATAACCAGCAACGTTCTTTGCCTTCAGTTTGAAGTTAGCACCTTGCCAGAAGTCGAACGGATCGATTGCTTCCTCATCCTCAAACTCAGGTTGCATTGCAGCAGTCAGTTTGTCAAAGATCTTCTTACCATACTTGTACAGCATGACCTTACCTTCATTGGAAGGATTGGCAGGATCCTTTACAACATAAATGTTGCTGATGTAAGTAAGTTTACGCTTCTGCTTACGTGCAGCATCTTTACCTGCATCAGTGCCGTTGTTCCACAGCATTGAGTTATACTCAGATACAGGATCTTTCTGACCCAAACTAGTCAGAGAGTTTTCAATGTACCAACCACCTGGACCTTGGAAGGCGTGAGAGTACAGTTTCACAAACGGCAGATCTTCGCCGTTAGGAGCGGGGAGGAAACGGATAACGGCATAACCATTGCCGCTCTTATCACATTCCAGTTTCCAGAGACGGTCATCAGAAGAACTGCCGCCATTGTTATTCATTTTTTCGACTTCCTTGACAAGTTTTTGAGTCAGGGAACCCAGTTTTGATTGCTTTTTAAGGTCTGCGAAAGACATTTAGATACCTCGGATAGGTTAGATTGTTTGGATTTGCTTAGATAGTATAACAAAGAATCCATCAGGTGTCAACGTGTTTTTTGAGTGCCTCGATGGTTGCATTCATACTACTGAACAACATAGTCATATCAGTCTCAGGTGGGAAACCCATCATTGCGACTGACTTACGAAGATTCTCTTTCATTTCGACCGCTTTAGGATCGTCTGAAAGAGATAATCTAGTATACATCACTCTTTGCTTTTCTAGCAAGTTTGTGAGTATATTGATATGTTCTAGTTGGTCTTCTTTGGACATCATACTAAAACTGAAGAGAGAACCATAGATTTTCTCTTGAAGATTATTAATTTCAGTTAGTTCTTCCTGAATAATTTCAGAGTCGAAAAATTCACCCATTTACTATTGACCGCAGAAGTTTTTTGTAATTGAATACATCAATATTTATGAAGGGACTATACTTTTTTAATTTCAAACTGACAGTTTCCCACACAGGATCATCTAATTTATTATCGAAATTTTTTGAAAAATGGAAAATTTTTTCGTAAATCACGAAGTTTTCTAGAGATAGTCTCCCGCTCAAATATCTTTTCAGAAGGATGGGATGTCCTTTGGAACAATCGAACAGTTTCTTGAATTCGTTTTCCAAGAACAACTCGTTGCTTTGTTCTTTGAACAAGTAAGTCGAACTCTGTCTTCGTTTTTTCCATTCGGTATAAGTCCTTTCGCCAGAATTGATAATTTCTCCAATCCATAGGTTTTGTGGGTTATCGGCAGCAGAAAAATTAGATACTAAAAAATTAACGACCTCTTCATCAGAATACTTACGAGAAGTCTTCTCAAACCAGTACTTGTCTTTCCTCTTATTAAAGGAGGATACACTAGCACGGGTCTTCGCTCCGTATTTGAAGAAGTCGTATTTGGGATTTGTGAAATGGTTTTTTAGTGAAAGGTAATGTTGATAAGTTTCAAAAGGTGACATAATAAATTTCAAGAATCACTTTCCTCCATATTTTTTGTATCTACCACCTTCGGTAGAAGACCAATCTCTTTTAGTGAATTTACCGGTAGATTTATTCAATTCACCAGTTTTTCCTTTAAGTTTAGCAAGAACTCTCACTGGTGATGGAGCGTTGAGGGCACCTTTCTTACTTGGTTTCATTGGTTTTGGCAATGTTTGTTTCATATTAAGTGGTTGACCACCATAAGTACTTGCAATACTGGCAACTGTTGTTGCATAATTGCGATCAGTTGCATAAGCACCATGACTTACTTCTTTAGAACCAGGAATTTTTCCCCCACCAGGAATTTGAAGTCTTTGAGCAGCCTGAAGAACACTCTCAGAACCTTTGGTTTTATAGTTCCATTTTCTCATTCTATCTGCAATAGAAGCATCTAAACTATCATAGTTTTTGAATGGTTGATTCATCATTACACTGCGACCATTCACAACTTCTCTTGTTCTCATTGAACTGGTATTTTCGCGACTGGTTCCTTTCTGACCAAAATAGTTAAAAGAACCACTCGGATATTTGCCATATCCAGTTTCTAATGCTGCCTGAGAAGCAATAGTATCTGCCTCTATAGCACTAGCACCTTGAGAAATTGCCCTTCTCTTTATATCGCTATAAAATTTTTGATTTCTATCCTCTTGCAAAATTTGACAAAAATCAGAAAAGGTTCTCATTTTTTTTATCTTGTATGGGAATATTTATCTAGATGGGCAGTTTTGCTCTTGAAGTTCTCTTCATAAAGTTGAGACGTGTCGCATCCCACTTAAGTTTCTCTTTTAGAGGTTTTGAAACGAGTTTAGTAATTGAGTCTACCTCAAGTTCATTGATTTCGCAATAGTGTACGATAGCATCAATGTAATTAAATTTTTCTTCGGAAGCAATTTTTTCAATTTCCAAGGCAAATTTGGAAGGAGTTAAAAATTTACTTTCGATTGCTTTCTCTAGTTCTTTATTAGGTTCCATAGAGCTCCAGTTTATCTCTAACAAACTTTCCAATGTATTCTGTAAGAAGTTTGATGTATTTTGATTTGTTTCGTTCTTCATAGACGACGCATTCTCCATTTTCACAAGCCATAATAATTACAAGTTTTTGGACTGATATTCCAGTCAATTCATACAGCATACAACCATATGCCATGCACTGTACAAAGTAGTGATCGATCCATTCCCGTGGTTTGGGTTTGGCAGATGTTTTGAAGTCGATTATAGCTAACTCGCCGTCATATTCAGCGATACAGTCTACAGTCCCTGCTACACCTAATTGTTTGCTATACAGAGACCCTTCAAGGGCGTAAATATTATTTATAAGATTTAGTTTTTCTTTAGAGATCTTAAAAAGAAATTTAGAGATAGGAGGAACATCTGGTAGTTCTTCATTTTTCATAAAGTATTCAACCAATGTGTGCATATCTGTACCACGTCTCGTAGAACGTTTAGTGATACGATCTGCTTCCTCATTACCAACTCTTTTGCGCCATTTGACAAAGATTTCCTTATTGAAATGACTGGTCACCGAAGTAATGGAGACCAGTCTAAGGAGTTCTTCTTCATCAGGCACTTTATAATAACGGACCCCATCAATAGTTTCTCTTTCTAAAGATGGAAGATCCACATCAACGTGATTGAACATTAAAATCCAGATTCCATTTTTGCGACGATGTATTCTTTGACAAGTCCAGAACGAACAATATCATCTACACCAAATTCAATTATATCAAATGATTCCATTTTACGCAAGATGCTTAAGAAATCAACGATACCATTCTTTTCGTTTGACTTTGTTAGATCAGACTGACGTGCATCACCACAGAAACAAATTCTAGTATTTTCACCAACACGAGTGATAATAGAATCTAGTTCGTGAAAGTTAAGGTTTTGGAATTCATCAACAATTATAATAGCATTATCAAGTGTAGTTCCACGTAAGAATGAAGTAGACCAAAACTTAATAGATTCCTGAGACTTCAGGTTTCCATACAACATTTCAAAGTCTGCGTCACTAGGCATCTGGAACATATACTTAACCATATTCTTATATGGAATCTGGTAGATGTCTGCTTTATCATCATGGTCTCCTGGAAGAAAACCAATCTCTCTAGTTGCTACAAGAGAGCGTACAAGGTAGATACGTTCGTAAGGGGTATTTTCATTCAACACATCTTTAAGTGCGTTGAAGAGCGTTATAAACGTCTTTCCTGTGCCAGCCGCACCGTAAGCAACTATGTGCTTCCCCTCAGTATAAGAATCAAATAAACGTTTTTGATTCTCTGTAAGAGGTTCGATATCGACCAAATATTCTTGACTGAGCGGTTTCTTTCGCTTCATCTGCTTGGTTGTAAGACCAACTCCAATGGGTTGTTCTGCAGATGCTCTCTTTCTTCTAGCCATACTAAATCTTCCTTACTCTCGAACCAGGTGCTTTCGATGCTTTTGCAAGAACCTCATTCCATCCAGGATTTTTAGCAACTAATTTATCTTTCCATTCACCCACTTCCTGTGCAGAGGCACATCCTTTACTCCAATCTTTGTCCCAATCAGGATTATCATTACGCCATTGCTCATAGTTTGCAATGGTCATATTCAATTCCTTTTCCTCTCCAGTTTTGCTGTTCTTTACAGGATATGATGGCATAGTATTAATTCCAAGATATTTTATTTAGATCCACTCAAGTGCTTCTGCACAGGTGGGAAATTGTTCAATAAAGATCTTTTTACAACCTTCTGCAAGATCCATATGTTCCTTCTGAGTACCGTTAGCAGTTCTCAGATTTATGTAATGTGCCCATGAACGAACTGAGCCACTCATATAGATTTTTGTGGGTGTGGCGAGTGGGAGCACAAAACGAGCACACTCCTTTGCAATACCTGCTCCTAACATTTCCTGATACAGTTTCATTGCACTATCAAAATGCCGCTGAACCTTTAACTCAAAGTCTTGACGCATATGTGGATCAATATCATCAATAGAATTTTGACGATTCTTAGTGTCTTGGCGGCGAAGATCAAACAAAGGAATTGTTTCTGCAAGCATAGATGAATCTGCATACCGTTGAGAAAACTCTTGATATGTAAATGATCTATGCCTCAGAACTTGAGCTGCCACACCTCTAGTGGTTTCAAGTTCCAGAGTCATAAATGCCTGCTCAAACACTGACCAGTGGTTGTGCTTGATGCAGTACCCCAATAGTTTAGCGTAGTTTGGATTCTCTTGATTGTTAGGGTTTGACACACGAGCAACGTATGCCATCATTTTCTCCGCATCGGGAGTTACACTAATCAGTTTTACACTCATTTAAATCCTTTTGATACTTTTTTCTCTAATACTGCCAATTCTTCCTCAAGATCTCGCAGTTGTTTCTTCATCTCAATCAGTTTTTCTTCTGTATAAAGATGCTCTTGCTTCACTAGTCTGCGAAGCAGTTTCATATACTTTCTTGCCCTATCAGTCGGGATACCCATCGTCATCGTTAAAAACCTCGTCGTAATCGCCGTAATGTGCAGGATCATCGAAATTCTCTCGCTTATCTGTATAAGCATTCGGATCCGAATACACCTCTGCCTTTAACCCATCAACCAAGAGTTCCAAGTTACGGACGATGAGTTTCAATCGTTCTTTGTCCATAATAGTGTGTACACTGTAGGTATTATAGCACAAAAAAAGGGGGAGGTTTCCCCCCCCGATTTTAAATTAATTTGCTAGTAGAATTTTACAAATTCTTTTACATGTTCCTTGGTCCTCTTCGCATTCGATTAAACAATCAAAGTAGTCATTTACTAAATCCAATTCTTCGTTAGATTTGGAAAGTACATTTTCAATATGCACCCATTCTGCCAATTGATTACGGGAAATGCGATTATGCATTTTCACCTCCATAGATTTTAATACCATAAGAAGGAATTACTTCATAGGCTAGCCTTAATTCTATACTATGTAGACTACTTTGTGTTAATTCACTAACATTTGTTAATTCTTTACTTAAAGACAAAAAAAGAGAGGGATTATGTCCCTCTCTGCAATGTAAGTTAATGAATCACTTAGTATAAGTACGACCACGATAGCAGAATGTACCGTGTGACTCTTTGTTTTCTACACAACGAGTAGAATACTCAACACCACGATATGAGGTGTGAAGAATTTGTGCGTTGTGAATAGCAGATGCTTTGTTGATCTGCTGCTTTACCATTTGAAGGGTGTTCATTGTAGTTACTCCTAAAGTAGTTGGATTTTTAGGTCCGTTCCTTTAGTCGTTTGCGTCCCAATAGCACTCAGGTGTAGATTCCTTAATGGCCTCTACCAACTCAATCTTAACTTGATTGTTAACATTTTCGTTGTTCAACATCCGTAGCATAATGCTATCGGCGTCTTGACAACTGAGTGATGAATATAAAAGTAATTCAATCATGGGATGAACGGCTCCGTTCCGCGACTTACTTGCGTCCCACCCAAGAGTGGGATGAACGTCAGGTCTTATTATAGACCTTATGCATTATTTAGTCAAGTGTCTCAGTATCAACACAAACATTTTATTTAAAATCCTCACAGACAAAAAAAATGCCGGAAAAATTTACCGACAATTTTAAAATTATTTTTTCTTTTTGATTTTAGGGGGCGGTGCTCCCCATAACTTAGGATTATGTGTGCCCAGACCGTAATCAATACCCTTCAACCCATCACGAAACTTATCCCAGTACATATTAAAAATACTTACTGCTTTTGCACCTCGTGTAAGATCATATCGCACTTGACCATCAACAGTATATGTAACAATATTAGCGTCATTTGGGCAATCCTTTGTTCTCACTTGCTCCAAAGTACCATTGTCAATCATAATTTCCACTCCATACTTTTTTTTGGAGTTTTCTTTTTCTGATTGTGTCCAAGAATTCATAGGTTTCTTTTCGTTATCGGTATCGGTATCTGTTGACACCTCTGCTGCTAATTCTTTTATCATTATGAGCGATTTCCCCAATTAATATCAGGATATGCTTCAGATACAATGTCTTTTGGAATCTTATATTTTGTTTCAAGTTGTTTATCTTTGATTAGACAAACAATCTGTGCTTCTAATGGATGAAGACCAGAGAGAATATTAATAAACATAGTTTCTCTACGAAGGTTACTTAAACCATCGTTGCCACCTTTTACAAAATTATAAAACTTTTGATATTCTTTTCTGAGTGAGGTTTGACCTTGATCCTGAGATCCAAGAGATTTGGATCCAAGTTCACCCATTTTAGATACAGCATCATCAATCTTTTCAGTGAGAGTTCCACGAAACCCATCTTCACCATCAAGTGCTGCATAAGGAACATCACCTGGAGGTAATACAGATTGAACTGTATCATCAAAGTTCCAAATAAAAATTGTTTTTAAGGATGGATGTGCATATTTTTGAAGCACTTCCACTTTCTTTGCTTTACTGCGTTGTTTTCCACAGAGTTCAAAGATCTCAAAAATAAATGGATTTGCTGGAAGGTTGGGAATAGATTGTGGTTCCTTCACAACCTTCAGTGTTGCGGGTTTTTTAGTCGTCGCTGTCGTCGCTTTCTTCGTTGTCGTCATGATAGTTTTCAAAATTAAATGCAATTACCTCATCAGGAATTAAGTTTCCTTGATTATCAAACATTTCGGGATGGGGTCTAGGTACTTCCCGATAGTTCATCATATATTCTCTAGCAGTCCAACCTCCAATTAGTCCCACTAAAAGAAACAAGATGGTTAAGAATGAACCTAAGACTAAACTTACTGCTAACATTGTTCTTACCTCTGGGAACTAATTTTTCTTCCTTGCCTTTAAGGAAAACTCAAAGTAGATAGTTACTTCCCTATTGAAGAAGGAAACCATCTGATCAAATATAATATGAAATGGTTTTTTCTGCTTCTTCCCCCCGTTAAGAATAAGTTCAACTCCGCGATTCACTTCACGGATGGTAGTTTTATTTATGTCTCGATTAGATAACTTTTTCTTCTCTGAGAAACTGAATGGTGTCACTACATCCTCCCAACTTTTGATCATCACAAAGAACTTGTGGAAAGGTTGAACCATTTCCAAACTTATCATAGAATTCTTCCCGTGTAAAGTCTCTGTCAAGTTTATACTCAACAAATCTCTTACCAGTCATCTCTAGGACTGTCATTATTTTAGTGCAGAAGGGGCAACCTGCTTTTGAATATACTAAAAAATTCATATCAAATTAGTTACACTCAATTATTATAGCATATTTTAAGATGAAGAGTTAATTATCCACTTATATACTTGATAATACAAACTCCTGCACCACCTCTTCCACCAAGAGAAGGTGTTTGTCCTGATCCTCCACCACCGCCACCTCTTCCTTCGACTCCTGGATCTCCCACTTGAGTATTTCCAAGACCACCAAGACCACCAGTACGGTTAAGAGAACCACCACCCATAGGGTCTCCAACGTCTGGATGATTTGTATATCCAGGCCATCCTGGATTATAAATTCCCCATGGACTATGAGATCCTCCAGCACCACCACCACCAAATGCTCTTTTATATGACTCTGGTTGAGAAACGGGAACTCCTAAAAGTATTGTCGGAGTTCCTAATGCAGCAGCAATTTCTGGCATTACGGGAGTTGGAATAGAGCTAAAGAGATAATCATCACCACCTCTTGATTCAGGAGCTTGTAAACCAGGTCCAGGAGGAGCTGTGGTTCCAGCACCACCAGCACCACCGCCACCGCCACCAATACCACCAGCACTGTGGGCATAATATGGAGCACCAGCTCCACCAGCATGTGCTTTTAGGAATGGTGATGATGTTGGCACATTTGGTGGAGCAAGAACTGCACCACCGGGAGTTGGAGAAGATGGGTTTGTGGCATCCATACCTCCACCACCACCAGATCCACCACCAGATCCAGCATTAATCATTTGACCACCTCTTCCACCACCACTCATGGTGACATCATTAAATACGCTAGGATTACCCTCAGACATTGACGCGCCACCGGCACCAATATTGACAGTATATGATCCTACAGCAATTACATATGCTGGATTATGATACACAGCGCCAGCACCGCCTCCACCACCGTGTTGGATTCCACCTCCACCACCACCAGCTACAAGAAGAACTTCAAGACCAGTAGATTCACCAGGGGACGCTGATACGACAAAATTGTCTGTATTTCCTTTTTGGAAGATATGATAAGTATATCCATCAGAACCAAGTACCTTTGTTCCACCAGAGGCTGTATAAGTATTTGCTCTACTAGTTCTTTCTGGACTATTAAGTGCTGTAGGTCCAACAGCATCTCTACTTCTAAAAGTTTTTAAAAACTGACCTACAGAAATTGATTGTGTTGATTTAATTGGAGCCATGAATCAGACCTCCTTATCACCAGTGATTATGAAATTGATTGTAGATGTTCCTGCTCCAACTCTTAAACTTTCACCAGTTGTATCTAATACAAGAGGATATGATGGTTCTAACAATACTGTTTCTCCCGCATTGACATTAACATCAAATATTTTATTTGCTATTCCCGGAGTTCCACCATTAGGAACAAAAAATACTTGTGCAGTTGCAGCATCTGTTGTTGGTTGATGGCAAATAACTGATCTAATATAAACTTTCTTAGAAGAAGCACATGTAATAATGCTCGCAGTTGTACCTGCAGCAACCTGTACCACATCACTCAATTTTCCCCTTTCCAGTGCCATGACTTCTCTTTTTAGTTATTTAGTAAATTAACCGCCACCGTATAACCAGGTATCTAATGTTCCATCAATACCTGATAAATTTGATCCATCACCATTAAAAGAGTTGGCAGTTATATTACCAGTAACTGTCAGAGCACCACCAACAGTAGCGTCTCCATCGATTGCTAAACTATCAACTGCAGTTACCGCTGTGTCAATAGTGGTTGTTGTTCCGTTTACAGTTAAGTTTCCTTGAACTATAGCATTACCACTGAACGTACCATCAACTGCAGTTACATTTCCTGTTGCAGATACATCAACTGCAGTTACATTTCCTGATGCAGCAACGTTACCAGTAACATTAGCACCAGTAGAAGTTGCTTGAACTTTTGTATCACTACCTGATTTAAGAGTAGCAGCATCAATTCCACTAAGTTGAGAACCATCTCCTCTAAATGATGTGGCAGTTACAATACCAGAAACAGAGAATCCATCGGCAACACCATTAGGAAACTTAGGTCCACCAGACCCTACTCTGTTGACTAATTTATCAGCTCTTATTCTGGACATCGATTATCTTATGCCTTTATGAAAGTATTTATGAATCTAACTCAAGCAGAAATTTTTTTATATTATAGCATGTTATTCTCTATCGTATCAAGAATATGGATGGAACATTAGAATTATTTGCTGTACCACAATCATCATCTAGGTTTTCCCGGAATAACCACTCATTACTGGTAGTATAATCATCAGGAAGGTAGTGATAGTCATTGTTACCATCATTACCTGATCTACCAGAATTGTAATTAACGAAAGATCCACCGATAGAAGTTTGTGTTTTCCACCAAGTGCCACTATTCTGACTTGTATCAATTACATGTTTTGATTGCCATTGATTATTCATACTTCCACTGGCATAAACAAGTCTCCAAGCATCATGACTGGAAGTTCTATTACCAGTATTTGCTTGATATTCAACTATGATTGTTCCAGCAGAAATACTACTACATACCGTTAACATCTGATAATCGGTGTATGTTGTAGATGTTGTGCTATTATTTTGATGATATAATTTATTACAAAAATCTTTTGGTAAGAGTTTTGGACCACCAGTAATAGTACTAGGACGAGTGGTACTATAGTCCTTCACATCAGATGGGTTTTTTCCGTTAGTGGCAAAATTTCTCATCTCAAAACCACTTTCAGACGCAAATACTCCACAGAGAACCCATCCACCACCAGCAACATCCATATCTACATAGCATTGTATAGCAGTTCCAGTATAACCATTCGGTTTAATATAATAATTTCCTGAAGCAGTTACTCCTGCATTTTTAAGATGTTTACCAGAATATGCTGGATTGTTGGGTTCATCACCTAAAGGATTAATACCACCTGCTAGATAACCAAGACCTCCACCAGAACCTTGTAGTCCTAAGAGAGGACTCATTTTAATAGTTGGGTATATTAACATTATATTCTCCTATTAATCGTAGTTGGTTGCAGCACCATAAACTACATAATTATTTGCTGCAGTACCATATTTTTGAAGAGCGAAAGTATAAACATCATAACCAGATGCTCCCGCAGAAGGTGCTGAACCACCTGACCATTTCAATCCACCTGCTGGGGATTGACCATCTATCTGAACTGTTGTAATTTTACCAGCTCCGCCAGGATCAAGTATGACTGTGAAAGAACAAAACTCATGTTGACTTAATGTTGCATGAACATCAGTAAAGTTGATTGTGAGAGAGGTGCCTGTATCACCAACTGCAAAGGCAATAACGTTTCCATTAAATATTGAATGATTTGTATTACTTGCAAGATTTCCCGAAATAGAATTATATTTTTCAGCAAGTCCACCCTTGAAGATTGCTGCACCACCAGAAGTTATGTGAAGACTCACTGGTGCTCCACTACCAGTTCTACCACCTACAAACCTTAACTCTCCCTCAGAATCAATTGACCAACCATTACTATCATTATAAAAACGTAATTTTCCAGTTGCATTACTAGTTTCAAAAAAGACTGGAGTTTGACCATCGCCATTTTTAAAGACGTGAAGTGCGTTACCTGCGGTGGCAGTTCCAACACCCAAATTACCAAGAGCAGTAACGTTACCATCAACCGCTAAACTATCAACCGATGTAACAGCAGTGTCGATAGTTGTAGTGGTTCCGTTTACTGTTAGGTTACCACTAAAAGTAGCATCAGTAGCAGAAATATTACCACTAGAAGTTACGTTACCACATCCTACAGTTCCAACAGTAATGTTTGGAGTACCAGTAATTCCTTGTGCATTAGTAGCAGTGGTTGCCGTACCAGTTATATTGCCAGTAAGACCATTAGGAAAGTCAGGAGCACCCGTGCCCGCTCTATCACGAATACTATCAGCTCTAAGTATCGACATTAACTACGACCAACTTTAATTATATTTATATCTGAAGTGTGTTGATGACTAATTCACAATCAGAACCAAGTATCAAACTCTTAGTAGCA